CGACGCCCTCGCCCTCGCCCTCGCCCTCGCCCTCGCCGCCCTCGCCCTCGCCCTCGCCCTCGCCCTCGCCCTCGCCCTCGCTCTCGACGCCCTCGCCTTCGACGCCCTCGCCCTCGCCCTCGCCCTCGCCCTCGCCCTCGCCCTCGCCCTCGCCCTCGCCCTCGACGCCCTCGCCCTCGCCCTCGCCCTCGCCCTCTTGCGGCTGGGGCTGGGGCTGGGGCTGGGGCTGGGGCTGGGGCTGGGGCTGGGGCTGGGGCTGGGGCTGGGGCTGGGGCTGGGGCTGGGGCTGCGAAGCCTTCAAGCTGGCGATTTCGCCTTTGATCCAGCGAGCGATAGCCAGAACCTCGCCCGTGTCTCCCGCGACGTCGAGGCGCGCCATGGCGCCGTCGACAAGCGCCGCAGTCCACGGGTTCAAGCTTTTCAGCATCCGCTCGCCCGCCGGGAGGCTGTAACCGCAAAGCTTCACACGGGACGCCACGGCGAGCACGAAGGGCAATTGGCGAAGATCGTTCGCGTCAAACTTTTTGTTGGCCTCCGCCTTGGCCAGAACCCACGCCATGAGCGTAGTGAGCAAATCCTTGAAATTCGAGGCAAACGCAGCCTGCAGCGCGCGGCGTTCGATCCGGCCATCTTCCATGCCGTTGACCAATTGGTGGAGCCCGGCGGTAACCGCGTCCCGCCACTGGTACTCATCCGTCCAGAACGCATGGCAGAGTTCATGGAGAAGGTAGCCTGTCCAGCGGTCAAGCTCCTCCCGCGAAACACGTGTCGCGCCCGGCATGACCGGGAAATGCACAACCGCGTCAATAGCGCCGTTCCAAGCGGTGTGATGCTTGATGCTCGCCGTTCCGGTCACGCTGTCGGCGACAGCATGGACGCTGCCAGCCTTGCGGCCGGCTAGCTGGATGAACGCGACAAGATTGCTCTCAACCGCGTCAAGCGCGTCGGTTAGAAGGATCATTTGCATTTTTGTGTCTCCTGTTTGTGCGTCTTTGGTCAAGACGCTAGCGTCTTAAACGCGAAAAGCACGCCCGTCAAGGCGTGCTTTTCACTTGTCGCCTAGGGGCGGGCGATCATTCCACGGGCGTGAACGTCCCGGCCGGAACGCTTTCGCCCGGCTTCACGCTCACGGGAACCGGCGCGCCAGACATCTCGGCATCGAAGGCCTTCGCGTCGAAATTGGCGCGGATGTGCTGGCGAAGCGCCTCGCGCTCGGCGTCCGGAAGGCGCGAAAGCATGGTCACGTCAAACGCGACATCCGGGCGGAAACCATCGTCCACGGCCCGCACGAACGCGACCATGCGGCGAAGGCTCATGGGGCGGTTTTCGAAACCGACGAGCTTGCGCACGCCGCCAATGAACGCCACGACACGATCACAAGCCGGGCGCGGCGCGCCCGTGTGATTTGCCAACGCTTGCGCCTCAAGTTCCGCCGGTAGGTAATCGACGACAAGCATCCGCGCCATACGGTCGATGAGCGCCGCATTGCCTTGGACCGTGCCAACGTAGAGCCCGGTTTCGTCGCCGTAGCCTCTGGTGTTGTCCGCGCAAACGAAAATCACGCCGTCAGCGACGGAGACACGCTCGCCCGTGGCGTGGATGGTCAGCACGCGGCTGGACAGGAGCGTTTGCAGGAGCGCCAGCATCCCGGCCGGCGCGAACATGATTTCGTCCAAGAGGATCACGTTGCCGGCGCGCCGGATGGCTTGCGTGAGCACGCCATCCGCCCAGACCATGCCGCCGGCGCCGTCAAGCACGTACTGGCCAATCAAGTCTGTCGCCTCGACGGCGCGGTTAAACGATATCGCCGTGAACGGGCGTCCCGTCCGCGCGGCGTATTGCTCCGGCATGGACGACTTGCCGCCACCCGCCGGGCCAGCGAGCCAGACGTTTCCGCCGCGTTCCGTCGCGGTCACCAGAAGCGCCAGCGTTGCCGGATCGATCACGTACATGGGATCACGTACCGGCGCGTCCGCCGCATCCCAGAGCGCTACCGGAAACGACGCTTGCGCATGGCGCGGCGCGCCAAACACTTTTCCGAACGTGCTCGCGCCGGCTCGCTTCGCCGCCGGCAGTCGCTTGGCCACGGGCCGGGAGACGGCGCTGCCGTTCGCCGCAACCGGTACTTCAATCTCGACAATCCGCTCAATTTCCACGGCCGGCTTAAGCGCCGCCTCGACAATCGGCGCCAGCGCGCTCTGCACGGCTGACAGAAGCTTGTCGCTCACAAACGGGCGCAACGGATCAAGCACGCTGTCGACCATGGTTGAGCCGGCCGGCGCCTCGCCTTCCGGAGCCTCTGCTTTCGCTTTCATTTCGGTGTCTCCCGTTTCGACCGCGTCGACCGTTCCGGCGCGGCGCGCCGCGTGGCGTTCCATGATGGCTTGGACGTCGCTTTCCACGCCAAGCGCCGTAATCGCCCGGATGATTAGCTCGCTGGTCATGTCGCGGGAAGCAAAGCCGCCGTTCGCTTGCCGGAAAGCCTCGAAACCCGGATGCCTCCGCAGCATGGCCCGCACGTCCGCCCGTTCCTCGGCCGCAAAAGTGTAGGAAATCATTGTTCTGCCTCATGTTTTTCGTGTTTGGGCGTTTGGTCCCGCCCGCCGGCCACCTCGGCCGGTATGTCTCCCTTAGGTGATTTTCGCGGACCATGCAAGCGGATTTGTGTCTCGTCCCGACAGGAGACGAGACGAAAGCACGCGGCCGGGAGACACGGGAGACACGGGAGACACGGGAGACACGGGAGACACGGGAGACACGCGCCCGGCGCTCAAAGGCGCCGAAGCGCCGGAGCGCCGAAGCGCCGGAGCGCCGGAGCGCCGGAGCGCCGGAGCGCCGGAGCGCCGAAGCGCCGGAGCGCCGAAGCGCCGGGAGACCGGGAGACCGGGAGAGACCGGGCGCGGCACGCGCAGGCCGAAGGCCGGCGCGCGCCGCACACCGCGCGCGCGGCGTAGGGCACGTCAGGCGCGCATCACGTCTAAAATAAAGGCCATAATGGAAAAATCCGGACGCCCGAACGGTTTGAGCCCGGCTCGCCCGACGCGCGCGGGATAAGAGCACGCATGACGCGCGTCACGTCTAAAATAAGACCGATAATGGAAAAATCCGATCAGCTGAACGGTGGAGCGGTCAAGGTCGCGAGCCTTCGCGCTGCCTTGGCTTCCGCCTCATGCTCTACATTGCGGAGCCTTACCATCTCTGTGAAGAGCGCATCCGCGATCTCAATAGCGTCCTTCGCCAGTTTCCCCGCGTCCCCCCGATAACCGGAATGCGCCAGCATCCCCTGCATCGCTGCCGTAGCCACCGGCAGAAGCGGCCCCCAGCTTCCATGGTCGAGGATCGTCGCGAGGCCATTCCCGTCCTCATCGAACAGCGCGCCCTCCAGAAGCTCCTGCAAGTCCTTGTCCATCGAACTACCCCTTGTCTCTCCGACGCCCCACCCGGAACAGACCATCTGTCCCGCTGTCGGCACGGCGATGTCTCTAACTAGTGATTTTCACTTATGTCTCTCACTTCCGACCCTTGGCACCAATGTCACCTCGTGCGGGTGATCGTACCAATGAAGAAGATATCTTTCTTTCTTACTGATCATGCCCCCGAGGTGACATTGGTGTCAGAGCGGCCCTTTTTCCGCTTTCTTCGTGATTTCAGCTATGACATTTTCACACATGTGAGTGTATTCCACATATTCCGCACTGAATTTTTGCGCCACCTCGGCATTCAGAAACCATGCCCGATTGGTGTGATCCTCGATCTCCGGCACGATCCAGCCGTTGGCTTGGAACACCAGCACTGCCGATTGGAACGTCCGCATGTCCATTCCACGCGCCGCTTGGCAGGTCCGGTCAACATCGCGCTTGGTGATTTTCACCTTACCACCCTTCGCCAACCGAATAAACGCGGCAGCCAGCGCCTGCTGGTCCTCGGCCCAGCCCTTGTTGATGCTGGCGTAGAAGATGTAGGCGTGCTTCAGCACGAAGCCCTCCATCACCAGCAAGGCCCGGTCCATTGTACTTTCGGGGATGTCGGCAGCCCAGTTGCCCATGGCGATGTCCATCAGGTGCAGGATCAGGGCGACGGCATTGAGCGTCCGCTCCTGCTTGCCGAGGAAGCTGCCGAAGCTTTCCGACGGCTCCCTGATCCGGGCGGCGACCGTCATCTTGTCGGCGAATACCCTGCGGACCTGCGCCGCGCCGGGAGACAGGCCATATGTCTCCACCGGCAGCCGGTCGATGGTCTCGATGAGCTGCTCGAACGGGGATGAGACGACCCTCACGTTGTCGTCGTCCGGCTTGGCCGGAGCCATCATCACCGGGATGAAGCGCTGCAGCAGGCCGTCGCTGTCCAGCCGGCCCATCTCGGCGAGCCGTCTTGGCTGCACGGCTCCGGAGATCGAGCACGACAGGTTGCCGACGATGCGCGCCGCGCCCTTGGCGCGGTCCTGCCGGTACGGGCCGCCGTCGTGCGCCTTGATGAACACGGAGCGGTCCTGCGCGCTGCCCTTGCCGCCGCCGCCGTACTTGTCCATCGCCCCGATCCAGCCGGAAAGCTCATCCCTGAAAAGACCGGCACCGCAGTCCTGCCCGGCCAGCACCTCGCACAGCGCCTCCGTCGTCACGTCGTTGACCACGCGGCGGCGAGCTGGCGGCACCGCAGCCTCGGCGTCCTTCTGCGTCATTCCACCGAGCACCAGCGTGTCGACGTTGAACTTGCGCCGCGTCCAGTCGCGTTGGTCCAGCCGCCGCACGATGGCCTCGATCTCGCGGATCGGCACCGACTTGCGCGTCGCCGGGTCGCCCGTCAGCATCGCCCACAGCAGCGGAGACACCATGTAGGAGCCGTGCGGCTTGGGCTTCACCTTGGTGCGGTGGTCGGCGACCGTCGAGGTAGCCATCATCGCCATCATGGCGAAGGCCGAGACATCGCAGCCGGAAGACGCCGCGTTGGTCGTCACCCAGTCGTGCGCCGGCTTGGGCAGGACGACCACCGGGAAATTCGGGCCGCCCGACTGCTCCCACGGGTTCCATTCCGACATCTTGCTGTGCAGGCTTCCGGCCCCGGCCATGCCCGGCTCGTCGGGGATCACGCCCAACGGCGCTTGGTCGTTGGCGATCATCTGCTTGATCCTGCCGACGATGTCGCTGTCCTCGCCATGGATGCCGATGAGGATTTTGCGCAGCGAGCCGAGGTCGTTCTTGTGGTCCTCCGGCAGCGTGTCCCAGACCTTTTCGGCCTCGCCGTCGCGGATCGGCCCGTCGAAGGTCGCCGACCAGTCCAGCCAAGGTTCCTTGCCATCTTCGTCCAGCGTGTTCTTGACGGCGTGACAGACGCCGGTCCACTCGCCGCGCGGGAAGGCCTTCGCCGTGTTGGGGATGGCGTCGAGGATCGCCTTCATCGTCTCGACGCTGCATGTCTCCATCGACGCCTTGGCCTTGCCGGAGACATCGTCCGGGGCGTCGAGGTCGATGCCGAAGAGGGCAGCCAGCTTGTCGAGCGTGTAGACGACCGTCGGGTTGTAGTCCTCGAACACCATCTGGAAGCCGCCGCGCCCCGGCTTGGTGTTGATGCCGGAGGGGAGACGGAAGTAGTGGACGGCGTCGCCGCTGTCCTTGATCGTGTTCGCCAGCAGCGGATGCTTGCCGGCCAGCTTCAGGAAGCGCCGCCAGCGCGCATAGTCGAACACCGGGTGCAGGCGGAAGCCGTAGTGCCAGTTGCCCTTTGACGACTGGATGCGCCACGACCACGGCGGCGCGATGATCTCGAACAGGTCCTTGTCGGTTTTGGCCCCGGTCATCGACGCGGCGACGCCGCCGCCATGGATGATGCCGACGTCCTCGGCGACAAAGGCCAGCGCGCACAGGAAATTGCTGTTGCGGCGCAGGCTGCTCTCGCCCGGCTTGAGCATCGCGTCGGGCTTGATCGCCGCGCACGAGAAGTAATGCCCGGTGTCGGCGGCGAAGCCGTCGATGACGCCGGGCTTGTAGAACTGGCCTATCCACTGGCCGGGCTCATCGACGTTCCAGACCTGCACCACCCAAAGCGGATGACCGCGCGAAAGAGACAGTGCGAACTCTTCCGATGTGGGTAGGCGCGGCTTGTTGGTGGACCCTTGCGAAGTGCCTGAAGCTGATCTATTTTCTGACATAGGAACGGTTTCCTCGTGTTGGTTGCTGCCCCTTCGAGCTTTGCAAGAGCTGGTCGAAGGAAACTGCAGCGGGGCTCCTCGCCCATCGTGTAGCCGGCTACGATAAGCCTGTTCCGAGGTCGCGGGCAACGCCTTTGGTCGGGCGTCCGTGACCGCCCCCGGAAAACCCAAGGCCCCCAGCGAGATCGTGTCTCCCGCTGGGGGCCTTTCCTTTTGCAGGGGCGTGGCCGGGCTTTTGTCAGCCAGACGTCGACCAAGAGCCACGCCAGCCGGAGCGCGTCCTCGCGCGCCATCACTTCTTGCCGTAACGAAGCATCACTCCGCCCTCGCACGCCACCGGAAGCCCCCACGCCCATGCCGGAAGCGTCTCGATGGCGGTCTTCATGCTGGTGACGTAGATGTCGGGGCCGGCTTCCCAGATCAGCTCGTCGTGGACCGACAGGATCAGCTCCGTGGCGAAGCCGCGCCTCTCGATCCGCCGCGCCGCCTCCGTCATCACGTCCCTCGCGACGGCTTGGGTGACGTTTTCCGCCAGCTTGGCGCCCCACGTCCGGATCGGTGTCCATTTCTTGGTGGTCTGGTCGACGCCGTCGAAGACGATCTCGTCGCGGCCGGCCTGCGGGCTGGAGACCAGCCTTGGGTTCCGGTAGAACAGGTGCCGCCCCGACGGCAGCTGGATCGTCATCAGGGGGACGCCGTTCCCGCCGGTCTTGGCCAGCACCTTGATGCCTCGCCGGCAGGAGACAGTCACGCGATACGTGATCGCGGTGTGCGCCGCCACGTCGAGTTCGCGCCAGAAGCCGGTGATGTGCATGTTGGCGTTGCGCCAGCTTTGCACGATGTGCTGGCTTTCGAGGGGAGAGACAGTGAGGCCGTAGCCCTTGGCGAGTTCGACGAACTTCTTCCAGCCTGTCCCGTAACCCAGACCCAAGACCACGACCTTTCCGGCGTCTCTGGTCGGAAGACCGAGCTTGTCCCGGGTGTAGGCGTAGACGTCGCGCCCCGACGCGAACTCGTCGAGGATGTCCTGCTGCCCGGCCAGCCACGCCAGCACCCGCGCCTCGATCTGGGCGAAGTCGAACACGACGAGCACCTTGCCGGCAGCCGGCACGATCGTCCCCCGCAGGCACCGGGCGATCACTTCGAGCGGTTCCCCCCACACCGTGCGGATCAGGTCCAGCGCATCTTCGGTGCTGTTCTTGGCGAAGGCGTGCTTGACGAAGTCGACCACCCGGTCGATGGGGATCGCCTTGGCCGGCCTCGGGAAGTTCTGCGGCTGGATCAGGCGTCCGCTCCAGCGGCCGGTGCGGCCGGCGCCATAATACTGGAGGACAAAGCGAACCCGTTCGTCGGCGTCGACCGAGGCCAGCATCGACTTGAGCTTCTTGACCGAGGACTTGGCCACGCGTTGACGTATGGACAGCACCTTGGAGACAGCGTCGGGCAGCTCCGCGTCGGCGGCTGTCTCCAGCGTCTCCGCGATGGTCTCCCTGCCGACGTCGTCCAAGGGGCAGCCATTGCCGGCCAGCCACTGGCGAAGCCTCTCGGTCTGGGTGCCGGGGGACGTGACCGCGCCAAGCGTGACGATCTCGCACTCGTTGTCGAGGCGCTTCGTCTCCATCTCGGCCAGCCGGATGAACCGCTCGACCAGATCGATGTCGAGCCTGACGCCGCGCCGGTTGGCGTGCCAGTCCATTTCGGAGACGAGCTTCTCGTCGGGGAGAAGACGCGGGATGACCCTGCCGGTGGCGCGCTCGGCCGCCACGTCCCGCACGCAGTACAAGGCCAGCCTTTCCAGCATGTCGAGGCCGAGGACCGGGTCGAGGTGCCACCACGCGGCGGGGTTGGCGTAGCCGTCGGCCGCCGCCAGCGCCTTGTCGCGCGGCTTGCACATCTTCATCATCAGCCGGTGGCCGTCGGCGTCCTTGGTGGTCCGCAGGCCCATGGCGGGACCGGCGTCCGCCAGCGCGCCGGGATAGCCGGCGTGCAGCGACCTCTGCATCGTGCAGACGAACTGGCCGGGGTCGACCGGGATGCCGAACAGGTGTTCGAGGATCGACATCTCGAAGGCGGTATTCCAAGCGTGGACCGTGCCGCCTCCAAGGATATGGTCGCGGATCGCCTGCGGCAGCTGGCGGTCGAACTTCTGCCAGCAGTGCCAGCGCACCGGCTCGTCGTCGAAGGCCCACGCCACGCAGAGCACCGTCGTCGAGGCGTGCCGGGCATAACGCGAGACGCCGGCCCGCTTCAGGTCGACCGTGCTTGCGGTTTCAAAGTCCAAGTGGAGGGTCGGGCTCATCGGAGGCAGGCTCCCAGCCCTTGAAGAGGGGACAGGTCGACGCCGAACCCGAACAGGGCGGACCCGTGGCTCGCGGCTTCCTGCCGGCGGTTCTCCCGCAGCACGCCAAAACGCAGCCGGGCTCGCACGAACAGCACCGAAGTACAGTGCGCAAGCGCTTCCTGAAAGGTGCGCGTCTCCGTGTGCGCCGGGATCAGCAGCACCACCTTGCGCCTCCAGCCCTCGGCGATGCAGCGGTCCACCCAGCGGCTCCGCGCCTCGCCGTAGGGTGGGTTGCAGAACACGGTCGGGAAGTCCCATGTCTCCCGGCAGCCGTCGGTCGGCAGCGCGTAGAAGTGCGCCGCCCGCGTCGGGTTGTCCGGCTCCGTGCAGGGGTCGAGGGCGATGCCGCCCAGCAGCTTCCTGACAGGCTCCAGCACGTAAGGCGGAGTGAGCATCGCCTGCCGGGCGTGGTGCTCAGGCCGTCGCCGCTTGGCGTTGTCGAAACGGTGGCTGGCATCCGTCATCCCTTCACGTCGTAGCCGTCCTTGATGACATAGCCCAGCGCCGCGTCGCCGCGCTCGTGGTGGTCGATCCACCTCAAGAGGTGCCCGCACTTGCCGCACAGGGCATAGAGCCCGTCCTCGTCGGCGGCGACGTGGGCGCACATCCAGTAGGGCGTGGAGGGAACCCCCTTGCGCCGGCTGTCGACGACGCGCCAGTGGCCGCGCACCTCGTGTCTCCGGTTGTGCCTCCCGGTCGCCTCGTGGAAGTGCTTGTCGTAGACCGCGACTTCGTGCCCCGGCTTGGCGTCGATGCTGACGTGGACGGTGGAGAGCTTCGGGATGGAGCGCAGCCGGTGCTGGAAGTGGCCGGAGGCCTCGCGCGGGGCACGCACGGTCGGCACCGTATTGAGGCTGGCGAGGATGGCGGTCCCCCAGCGCAGCGTGCCGGCGTTTTGCTGTGCCGTTGTCTTGCAGAAGCGCAGCACGGTGCCGGTGTTGGCGGGGTCCTTCAGCATCGCCCTCGTGATCGGCATGAAGAAGCGGTGTTCCGGCAGGGCGATGCCGCGCGCCAGCAGCTCTTCGTGGATGGCGAACTGGGTGGCGTTGTCTTCCCTGCCGACGTAGCCCCAGCCTGACGCCATCAGGTTCTCCATGGGACTGCCGGGAATGTCTATCCCGCGTGTCTTTTCATAGTAGGCTTCATCGCCGAAGACGGCGGCGTAGGGCCACACCGGCAGCGAGCCTTCGCTGTCGGAGACATGGGCGATGCTCCAGACCTTGGGATCGCCCGGCAGCAGCCTCTCGAACAGCAGGCCGGCGCGGCCATAGTCGGTGTCCGGGTCGTGGCCGTAATCGCCGCCGGCTGCCTTGGCGGCCTCGCAGACGGCACGGATGCGGACGTTGTCGTCCCACTCGACGAACATCTTCTCGAACGGCAGCAGGGCGAGGCCGGCCATCGCCAGCATCTCCGGCGGCTGGCCGATCGTCTTCTTGGCGATCTCGTGCATGAAGGCGTCGTCGAGCACGACGCGTTCGGCTTTCCGCATTGCCATCCGGAAGTCGAGCTTCTGGTGCGCCTGCCACTCGTGGCTCTTGGCGTCGTTGCCGTAGATGAGGCGGTGGCCGGGGAAGGCGTTCTCGTAGATGGGCCTTGTGTCGTAGGTCCAAGCGTGCAGCCAGTCGGCGAGGGTGTCGGTCTTCTTCACGGGGAAAGCTCCTTTGGTCGGGAAGTCTTGTATCCCAAGGGATAGGTGCTTTTGTCAACTTAAAAATGCGAAATTTTTTGTCGGGGTGGTTGCGTTGGCGCAAAAGCACAAGTATAGAGAATGCGGAAATCACGGAGCACCTATGACCATTCTCGATCCCAACTCCCGCCTCGGCCGTAGCATCCGCAGCGGCAAGCTCAGGGCCGTCCGCGTCCAGAAGAAAGCCGGCGAGGACATCGCTGGCGCTTTCGTCCGGGGCATGTACGAACGCGATCCCGCCGGCATGAAAGCTTTCGAGGATCGCATCGACGCGATCATCAACGGCAAGGGGAGGCGCTGACATGCCGGGCCGCTACACCCACGTCAAACCCCGCAACGAGCGGCATTATCCCGTCTACAAGTACCGGGAGATGCTCGCGGCGATAGGCTCCAACGCCACCATTCAGGACGTCATCAGGAGCTACGGCTACGAACAACCCACGCTGGGGGTCATCCAAGGCTGGCGCCGGCGCAACTCCATCCCGTCGACGTGGCTGCCGATCCTGATGCACTGGCTCGGCAAGCGCGGGCTTCTCGACACGCCGGACCAGCTGCTCAAAGAGCCATTCTAGGAGACACCAAATGGGCATGACCATGAAGCTTAAAGACCTGCGTGGCGCGCACGACCAGACCATGCGCTGCGGCATCGTCACGGCGCTCTTCGGCACCGAGTATCGCGACGGCAAGTCGCCGACCGAGCAGTTCCTTGAATGGATGATCACCGAGGTGGAGATGCGCGAGCGCAGCAACCTCATGGACATGCTGACCGGGGACTGAGGACCATGATCATCGCCGTCCTCGCCGTCTTCCTCTGCGTCTTTTGTATCTTCGCCGGAGCCTTCGGCGCGGGAGCGGTACTGAGCTTCCTGTTTTACGTCACCGTCTTCGTCGTCGTCTCCGTCATCTGGTGGCCGTGGCCCCCGGCAATCTTCGTTGCGGCGGGGATGCTGTGGCTCGGCTGGGAAAAGGTGCGTCAGTGATGTCAGTGATCGGCATAGACCCCGGCTCCGTCTCGGCTGCCTATGGCGTGCTCGACATCGCCGGCAGGGTGGTTGACGTGGGCGATGTCCCTGTCGTCGACAGGATGGTCGACGCCGCCGCGTTCTCCCGCCTGCTGGAGGGGTTCGGTCACCTCGATGACGCCGTCATCGAGCAGGTCTCTGCCATGCCGAAGCAGGGGGTCTCCTCCTCGTTCCGGTTTGGCATGGGCTGCGGGATGCTGCGTGGCGTGCTTGCGGCCCGTGGCATCCCGCTGGTGCAGGTGACGCCCACCCAGTGGAAGAAGCATTTCGCCCTCAACAACGACGGCGAGAAGTCGCGGGCTCTGGCGCTCAGGCGCTGGCCCTCGTGCAGGGCGCTCTCAAGGAAGAAGGACCACGGGCGGGCGGAGGCACTGCTGCTGGCGCTGTGGCATCTGGAGACACGCAAATGACGATGATGAAGAAGCGCAAGGCCCATCTGGAGCCTGACGAGGTCCTGCGGGTGGCGGTCGCCGCCATTCTCAACGGTGTCGACCACGCGACGATTGCCGAGGTCCTTGGCATCGCCAACCCCGGCCGCATCACTGAGGCGGTGCTGGTGATGGAGTGGGCGGCCGAAAACCACAAGATGCTCTACCGCTACCTCAAGGCGCGTCGCCGCAAGCAGCGGCAGGAGCGGAACGGCGAGGCAAAGCCGGAGCCGGAGCCGGAGCCCGCCAACCCGCTGCTCGACCAAGAGATGAAGCTGCTGGGGACGTCGCACTGATGAAACGCTGGGACTGGAGCATCGACTACCGCCCGCTAAACCGCGAGCCCAACGAGGACCCGGCCGACTGGGAGTGCAGCCTGCGGCTCATGGACGACGAGAAGATCGTGAAGGTCGTCTACGTCGTCTTCACCGGCACCATCGACGATGCCGATATCGTCACCCCGGACCCTGAGTTGGAGGTCATAACCCGCATGAAGGCGATGGCGAACGGACTGAACCAGATGGAAAACGACTGATGGACTTGTTCCCTTATCAGAGAGACACCGTCGCTGCCGTGGTGGCGCGGGCCAAGGTCGGTGAGCCGACCTACATCGGCCACGAGATGGGCTTGGGCAAGACCCCCATCGCGATCGCCGTGGCGAAGGAGCGGAAGGCCAAGCGCGTCGGCGTCTTCTGCCCGCCGGTCGCCAAGCTGACATGGGAAAAAGAACTTCGCCGCTGGTGGCCGGGCGTGCCGGTCGTCACCGTCGAGAAGTGGAGCGACATCCTCAAGCTCAAGGACGACGGCGTCTTCATCGTCGCCTACAGCCTGCTGTCGGGCTCGAAGTCCGGCGGCTACGACTACACCACCAGCCTGCAGAACACGCTCAAGGCGCTGCCGTTTGACATGAGCGTGCTCGACGAGGCGCACGCGCTCAAGAACTCTTCCGCGATCCGCACCAAGGCGGTCCTGAAGACGCTCAGGCCCTATCTCGGCCTGTGTCTCCCGATGAGCGGCACGCCGGCTCCCAACCATCAGGGCGAGCTGTTCCCGATCCTGCACGCGATCTTCCCCAAGGCGATCGAGGGCGCCTTCGGCAAGACGATGAAGCAGTACGAGTTCGAGAACGTCTACTGCCGCGTCGTCAACAAGCGCTTCAACGGGCGCATGGTCCGCGTCATCGAGGGCTCGCAGAACATCGAGACGCTGCGCGGCAAGCTCGCCGGCTTCATGGTCCGCAAGACCAAGCGCGCCGTGCTTCCGGACCTGCCGGACATGGCGTTCGACATCTACCCTGTCTCCGCCCCGAATGCGCCGCCGTGGCGTGGCGCCCACGACTGGCAGGACATGAACGAAGACGAGTTCGTCGATGCGTTCGAGGACATGCACGTCGCCACGATGCGGCAGCAGCTTGGGGTATCCAAAGTCCCCGGCGCGGTCGAGGCGATCAGCGAGTACCTCGAAGGGTGCCGGCGCAAGGTGGTTGTGTTCGCGCATCACACCGAGGTGATCAGGGGACTGGTGGACGGGCTGGTCCACTACGGTCCGGTGCTGATCGACGGCTCTGTCTCCAAGGCCGGCCGCGAGATCGCTGTCTCCCGCTTCCTCGACGACCCGAAGTGCCGGGTGTTCATCGGCCAGACCGTCGCCGCCGGCACGTCGATCACGCTGGTGGGACCCAACAACGACGTCTCCGACGTCTTCTTCGTGGAGAGCGACTTCAACCCCGGCAACAACGTGCAGGCTGCCTCGCGCATCCATCGCATCGGCCAGAAGAACGCCGTCCAAGTGTGGTTCCTGACCGCGCACGGTACCTACGACGAGAGAATACAGGACATCACCAGCCGCAAGGCGCATGACTTCCGAGAGTTGTTCGGATGACCCGGCCGGAACCGCTCATGTTGCCTCGAACCATAGTCGCTGATCCGCCGTGGTGGCCCTCGCTGCACAAGAACACGGTAGGGCGTAGCGCGGGACCGTATCGAGCCGGGCCGCAACGCTATTACTCGTTAATGGAGACGACTGAGATTTGCGCTATCAAGCCTGCCAGCGCGCCAAAGGCCCATTTGTGGCTATGGGTGATCAATCAGCACGTTGATTGGGGCTATCAGGTCGCCCGTGCGTGGGGCTTTGAGCCTCAGCAGATGGTTACTTGGTGCAAGCCCGGATTTGGCACCGGGCAGTTTCAATCTAACTCAGAGGCCGTTCTGGTCTGTCGCAAGGGTGGCCCGGTCAAGAATGCCTTTGGCAAAACTTCGGGCACTTGGTTTGAATGGCCTCGCGGCCGTCACTCGCAAAAGCCGTCTGAATTTTTCGACCTAGTAGAGCGCGTTAGCCCCGGCCCTTATCTTGAGCTGTTCGCGCGCGAAACGCGGATCGGGTGGTCAAGCTGGGGAAATGAAGTCCCTCAATTCGCAATGGCAGCCGAATGAACCGGCCGGAACCGCTCGTGATGATGACCAACCCGCAGTTCTTCCTGCTCAAATGGCTCTCGCAGCATGACGGCGCCATGGTCACCGAGATGCGCGGCAAGATGCTGGACGCGCTGGTGCTGATGCACCTCGCCCGCGTCGACGGCAGCAAGGTGTTCATCACCGAGGCAGGCCGCAAGGTGCTGAAGGACGAAACCGACCAACCATCAAGCAAGGAGAAGAACCATGGGCATCAGGATTGAAATCGAGGGCGCGGACGCCAGCGCCATCCACAAGACGATGCAGGACATGCTGCCGGCGTCCGCCGGCAACAGGTCGCTCGACGACTACACCCTGCAGGAGCTGATCGCGCTCGTCGAGAAGCGCGCGGCGAGCGAGGGCTACGACCTCGCCGTCACCCTGCCGGACGAACGCAAGAGCCCGGCCGAGAAGCGCAAGGCCGAGGCCCGCGCCAAGCTCAGGGGCGACCTTGAGGAGAGCCTCAAGGAGACAGCCGCCAAGGCCAAGGAGCCGGAGCCGGAGCCGGAGCCCGAGCCGGAGAAGCCGGCCAAGGCCAAGAAGGGGAAGACCGCTGCCCCCGTCAATGGCAACGGCAAGGCCGAGGACCCGGAGGAGCGCAAGCAGCGCGTCATCGACAAGCTCGTCGGGCTCTTCAACAACGGCCACAAGGCGGAGGTCAACCAGATACTGGCCGACCACGGCAACGGCGCCAAGACCTTCTCGGTCATCCCCGCCGACCAGTTCGGCCCCATCGAGGAGGCGGTTTCCGCCATCGGAGGCTGAAGATGGAAGGCAATGGCTTCAGCAGGTTCTTCTTCAGGCCGGAGGACTTGGCGCTGCCCAAGGACATGGACCTGACCGTGCCCTCGCTCGACGAGCTGCCGCCGCCGCCGGCATTCCCCGACCCGCTGGCGTCGGACTGGACCGGCGGCTCGTCGGTCGTCGCCCTCAATACGCGCGTCGAGCAGGCCAAGGCGGCGGCCGACGCGTGGAACGCGGCGAACCCGCTGCCGGTGGACCCGGTGCCGGAGATACCGGAGTGATCAAGGCTCCTTGGACGGATGAGCAGGTAGCAGCGCTGAACCGCTGGCAGTCGCGCGGCGACGTTCACCCCTTCACCTGCCCGGGTGACGGTCCCGGCTGCGGCGATCACCGCGAGCTGACCGCTACGGCCAACGGCTGGGTATGCGCCTGCGGGCGCTACCGTCAGGACTGGGCGCACGAGATGATGGTGGAGACAGCAGCATGAACGTCACGGGCGCACTTGTGAACAAAAGCCATGCCGACTGCTCACCATCAGCTTCATCGATATGGTTGGCGTGCCCGGCCTCGGTGACCAAGGCCCGTGGCCGTTCCCGAAAAGCCACCGTCTACACCCGCGAGGGGACCGCCGCGCACAGCGTCGCCGAGATGGTCCTCAAGGGGCAGGCCGGCGCGCTGCCGGAGACCGTCAGGGTCGACGACGAGGTCATCCCCGTCACCGAGGAGATGCTCGACGGCGTCGAGACCTACGCGGACATCATCAGGGAAGCCGGACGCTTTGGTGACCTCTCCATCGAGAAGCGTGTCTCCGTCGACGTCGGCGGCGAACCCCTGTGGGGCACCAGCGACGCTTTTGTCGTCTTCCCGCAGGTCGGCCACGTTGATGTCTTCGACCTGAAGTACGGTGCCGGCGTCGCCGTCGAGGCCGCCTCCAGCCAGATGAAAATCTATGGCCTCGGCGTGATGGAGGCCGTCGCGCCGTTCCACGAGATCGGCACCATCGGTCTCAACGTCATCCAGCCACGAATGCCGGACCCGGTGCGAAGGGTGGTGCTCCCGGCCGGGGAGCTGCTTCGCTGGAAGGAGGGGACCCTTGTCCCGGCGGTCCGCAGGATCGAGGACGGAGACACGACGGAGACAGCCGGAGACCATTGCCGCTGGTGCGTCAGGGCAGCCGAATGCAAGGGCCTTGCCGCGTTCGTCCAAGACAAGGCCAAGGTCACCTTCGGCGGCGGGCCGCCGGAAGCAACCGCGCTTACCGATGGCGAGCTTGGCTTCATCCTCGACAACGCCGAGGTGATCGCCGCGTGGATCGCCAAGGTCAGGGCCGAGGCCTCCGACCGCGTCGACAAGGGCGGCACGATCCCCGGCTGGAAGCTGGTGCCGAGGCGGGCGCAGCGCAAATGGGCCGACGCGGGGGCCGCGCGCGACGCCATCACCGACCTCGTCGGCAGGGGCGTGCCGGTGCTCGACATCGTCCGCATCGAGACCATCACGACGGTCGAGAAGGTGCTCAAGCGCCTGAGGCTGAAGGTCACCCTCGACCCTTTTACGGTCAAGGAAAGCTCTGGCAACACGCTCGTCAGCGAAAAAGACGGGCGCGAGGCCATTGACACGTCAGCGCGGGGCGTGTTTAGTAACCCTATGTGATTTTGTCACAGGGTAAAAAAAGCCCTGTGTGCAAAAGGCATACGGCAACGTCAGCAACGTCAGAATGGAGAAACGCACATGCCTGCTTTGATCACCCCTTACGCCACCCTTTCCTTCCCGACCCTGTTCGTCCCGAAGCCGCGCGCCGAGGGCGGCGAGGCGGTTTACTCGGCGGCATTGTTGTTCGATGTGCCCGCCCAAAAGACCAAGGAATACAAGGCGATGCAAAACGCCTGCATCGATGCCGCCCGCGAGAAGTGGGGCGCCAACGTCAATCTTTCACAAGTGCATATGCCGTTCCGCGACGCGTCGGAGAAGTCCGACAAGTATCAAGGCTACGAAGACGGCATGACCTTCATCAATCCGTGGTCGAAGAACAAGCCGGGCATCGTCGACGCCCGCCTGCAGGACGTGCTCCTGCCGGAGCAGGTCTTTGCCGGCCAGATCGTGCGCGCCCAGATCGCGCCGTTCGCTTGGACGAACTCCGGCAAGAAGGGTGTGTCGTTCGGGCTCAACCACATCCAGATCGTCAAGCACGACGCGCCCCGCATCGACGGCCGCGTTTCCGCCAACAAGGCCTTCAACGCCATCGAGGTCGAGGAAGACGAGACAATCCCGTTTTAGGGCTTCCCCTCCAAGGCCCTCCAAAGAGGGGGAGGGACCGGCCGGGGGGCTCAGGTGACTGCGTACTTCCCGGTCGGCACCCGCTTTCAGGAGACACACATGAGCGTGCTGGATGAAGCCATCCTGATGAAGAGATCGCCGGCAAGGCGCTGCCTGACCGTCGACACACCGATCCCCACAGAACGCCGCCCGTACATTCGAGCATTCCTCAAACGGCAGGTCCAGTTCCACGACTGGCACATGGGCCTGCTGGAGCCGCGCAATGTCCATAACCGCGAGTTGCTGCGCTTCGCCATCGAGAAGGGCTTTGTCGCGCAGGTTGAGGACCTGCTGACCTGCCCTCTCGACGAACTCAAACGCTAACCACGTCAAGGAGACACACCCGATGACCGAAAATTCCGACGACGCGGTCGACAAGATGATCGCCGAGCTGCGCACCCCTCTTGCCCCCTCCCGTTCGTCCCCGTCGCTGCTCAAGCCGCTGCGCACGTCGCTGGCGGAGAAGCCGGCGGAGGAGACCTCGCTGCCGGAACAGCTTGCCCGGCTGGAGCAGGCGAGCGCCAACTTCCGCGAGGCCGTGCATCGCAAGGCCGTCGAGATCAGGAACGGGCACGAGCAGCGTCTTGTCGAGCTGCGCATCGCCCACGAGCGCGCCGTCGCCGAGGCCGGGCGCGAGACGCGCGACAAGCTCGCCGTGCTTGAGCACATGCTGACGGGGAAGGTGTGATGGCTTTCACCAACGAAGAGCGGTTCGACATCCTCATGGCGGGCATGGACTACCTCAAGGTGCGCTACGGCACTGAAGGCCCGTGGCAAACACCGGAGCCAACCGACGATGCGAAGCGGATATCGCGGCTGTTCGAGGTGATCGAGCTGCAGCAGCGTTGGCTGTCCGCCATGAACGAGGACCAGCCATGACGGTCCGCTACAAGGGGCTTCTCATCGCCCGCGTCAACGCCCGCGTCGCCGTGTTCAGGGACGACGGCGACCTGCTGGGGACGTTCCCCGGCTGGACCAAGGCGATCGCCTTCATCGACCGCCTCCGCAAGGGACCAGCCCCGGCTGCGCTAGTGCGATGATCGAGCGCTTCGAGATGACGAACACGATCCTGCCGGAGGACCCCGGCGCGGGCCTCAGCGATGAGCAGAAGACGTGGCTCGACACCGTCATCAACAGCGCGCTGCAACGGATCGTCGACACCGACCCCCGGCATCGGCAAGTCCACTTCGCGCTGCTGGTGCTGACGCTGGAGCGCGTCGAGGAGGACGGCACCCACGTCGTCACCTCCGACACGGTGACCAGCCTGAAGCGGGAGCACCTGCACGAGACACTCAGGGACTGGCTGCACAAGGAGACACAGTGATGGTCGAGCCCATTCGCTTCCTGCCCGGCACGCGTTCGCTTGCCATGCTGGCTGACAGCCTCGCCGCGATCAGGCTTCTCCAAGAGGAACTGCTGCGCGCGAAGCGCACCTACACCGACATCGCCAAGGCTGCCGGCGTCGCCAACTCGACGGTCTCCAATATCGCCACCGGCTCGACCAAGTGGCCCCGGCTGGAGACGATCATCCGTATCCTCGGCGCCCTCGACTGGGTGATCGTGGCGCAGAGGCGAACTTAAAAATCGGAAAATTTTTACCGGAGCTTTTCGATGCCCAAAGCCAAGGACACCGAGACCGCCCGTCTTGGGCACCACCTGTTCACCGTTGACCGGAGGTTCTGCTCGATCCACTACCGGGGCATCATCGGCAAGGAGACGGACAAGACCTTCCTGCTCAACCTGCGCAAGGGCTTTCACAACTACGACAAGGTGCTCAAGACCAGCCGCTGGCTGGCGGTGCCGGGCGGCGTCGATCCGGCTGACGTGATGGTCACCTTCGAGCGGGTGATGAAACTCCACGAGGACGCCGTGAAGACCAAGCGCGAGCAGCTGCGCGTGGCGGAAGACATCCGCTTCAACGAGGCGCTCGCCGCGTTGGACAGGTTCCATCCATCGACGGCGGAGACAGAGACAAAGACAGAGATCGGCGCGACCGCCGGGTAAAGCCAAGACCGGGGGCTTGCCCCCCGGCGGCGCGTTGGTGGGAGGGGGGTCGGCATCGGGAGAAGGCCGGCCCCCTTTCTCGTCTATTCATCTCTCGGGGGCAAACCAAAATGCAGATGTTCGTGAAGTGCCCGCTCTGCGGGGAAATCTATGACGCGCTGGAGAAGCCGTCGCTGAAGGTCAGCATCGACGGGGTTCAACGCACGGCGCACATCGCTTGCGTCGAGCAGCGACTGCCGCTGCCGATGCCTGCTGGCGGCAAGCCGAACGGCGAAGCCAAGGGCAACGGGATGGAAAGGCAAGGCCCGCCGGGGTGAACCTCGCGAAGTTCTCAGGCAACAAGACCTTCGCGCCCGGCGGGTCCTCGTACCAGCTCCTAGGGGGACAAAGGGGTTTAAGACCGCCTAGGAGCGACCTGCCTGCGCTGGCTCGGTGAACGTGAACTGCAGCGCCGGGGTGGGAGCCAAGCCCGTCCTGACGGCGACGTCAACACTCACCGCGCCCCAGCCCAGCGACGGCTTCACGATGGTGGAGACATCGGTGTCGGAGTTGAAGGTGGTGGGTTCGTCATAGCCGGCGAAGACGATGACGCTGGCCTCGGTGAAGCCGGTGCCGACGCAGTGCATCTCGACGTCGGGATCGCCGAGCACCGCCGTGTCCGGGCTGAGGCTGTCGAGGGTCGCCGGCGGCGCTGGCGGCACCTGCTCGTCGATCCACGCGAGGGCGTTGGTGACGTTGTTGTGAAGGGTCGTGCTGCCGTCCGGATGCCCCAGCTGGACGCGGTCGTCGCCCTTGATGCGGTAGTTGTAGCCTTGGTAGTCGCCTTCCAGATCGATGAAGGGCGTGAAATGGACCATCGTTGTCTCCTTTGTCACCAGAGCCGGATCACTGTGACAGTGACCAGCACCATACCGGCCATGATCAGCACCGCCCAGCCCATGCCGATCCAGAAGCCCCGCTCGGGTGCCGGCGTCTTCTCTAGCGGCATCAGTCTATTCCGTGTTGGCCTGCATGATGATGTCCCGCGCCTGCTCCGGGCTGGTGTTCGCTATGGTCCATGACGGGAAGCCAAGCTCGGCGAGGCGCTGCTTCTGGGCTGGCGTCAGGAAGTAGGAGACGCCCTGCCGCGACGGCTGCTCCGGCGTGAACATCTCCTCGTTGGTGTTGGCCGGGGTCAATTTTACAGCTCTGGACAGCACTCTCGGCAGCGACGGACCCCCAACGGGAAGACCTCCTGTTGGGTCGGCGAGGCCGATCTCGGCCTGCGGCCGGATGCGGCGGATGTAGCGGAGGATGTCGTCTTCGCCAGCCATGTCTCAGAACCCCCTGAACGGTGCCGCCTGCTGGATGGCCGGTGCCTGCCCGATGTTCTTCAGCTGGAAGAGCTGCGCCAGCGGCGACAGGTCGGGGGCGGCGGCAGCGGGTGCCGCCTGCGGCTTCGCCGAGGCGTAGTCGAGGGTCGGCAGGGCGCCGCCGGTGTCGTCGCCGACCAGCCCGCCGGTCTGGGAAAGGTCTTGGCCGCCACCGCCACCGCCGCCCCGTCCGGAGACGGTGCTGGCGAACATGTCGGCGAGCGAGGCGTCGCGCGTCGGCGGCACCGGGAACATCGCCGGGCCGCTGTTGTCGAGCGAGCTGTCGGCAGCCAGTGCAGGCGTGTCTGCGAAATAGCCGGGGCCGGAGCCGGCGCCGCCGACGTGACGCCGGCCGGGACTGCTGACGCCGCTATTGGCGAAGCTCTCGCCGCTCATGGCGAGGTTCTCGCCGAGCGTGCGGTTGGGGTCGACGGGCCTGCCGGTTGCCCGCATCAGCGCGACAGTGCTCGGGTCCCAGCGCTTGAGCGGGATGCGCGAGGCGACCTCCGCCTGCTGCTCGTAGGTCGCGTGCAGCGGATCGGGGGCGTACCTGTTGCCGCCGAACTCGTTCCACGTCCCCGTGGTGATCTGGAAGTAGCCCTGCGCCTGCCCCGACGAGGTGCCTTGGTGGACGTTGGGGATGTTCCTGCCACCGCTCTCGTTCCTGAGCAGGGCCTGCAGAAGCGTGGTCATCTATTCGAGCCCCATGTCTCTGCGGAACTGGCGGTCCCTCTCGTCGCGCTGCTGCACGTCCAGCGGGGTGTCCCGGCCGCCGAGGGAGCCACCCGTGCTGCCGGTGGCGCGGGCCAGTATCTGGGCCAGACCCGGCCCGCCACCCTTGACGAGGGTCCGAACGGTCTGCGGGTTGGTCAGCGCGTCAGCAACGAGCTTGGGAGTGATGGCTGCCCCGGCGGTGATCGCTGCCGGCACGAGGCCGAAATGCCCGGCGGCGGCGCCGGCAAGGGCTGGAAGGGCATAGTTGAGTGTCGCGCCCATCGTCGACCCGGTGATGCCCGGCCGCGTGCGCCGGCCGCCCCTGATCTCTTCCCACTTGCCGACCTTGGCGAGGTCGTCCATGCGGCGGACGACGTCGGGCCGGTTGCGCGAAAGGATCGCCTTGCGCTCGGGAGACAGGCTGCGCCAGTGCTGGAAGTTCTTTGGGTTGAACAGCTCCGGGTCGGCCTCCAGACCGGCGGAGCCTTCGCGCAGCCGCAGCTCGACGTCGTCGGCCAGCAGGGCCACCAGTTCGTCCGGCGAGTGCTCGTGCATCGGCGACAAATGGCGCGTGCCGACCTTGCCGACGGTCTTGTTGTAGGTCTCGCCCTGCGTCGAGCCGGTCAGTTTCTCGTTGATCCCGCCCTGCTTCATCAGGCGAGTTGTCTCTGCCTGCGCGGCGTCGAACTCGGCCGGGCTCACGCCCTGCGCCTGCGCTGTCGCCTTCATGTCCTCGGTCATGCCGGCGTAGGTCTGCCGCTGCAGGCCCTTCTTGAGCGACCGGCCCTCGCGATCCAGCTTCTGGCCGAGGTCGGTGCGTTCGTCCTTGATTGCGCCATAGCCGGCAGGCGTGGAGACACGGGTCCTCTTGCCGCCCTGTCTCACCGTCTTGGAACCGAGGTTGGCACGCAGGCTGTCGAGCAGGTCGGCGGCTTGGTTGCGGGTGCCGGCACCGACGCCCAGCCGGTTCCTGATGATGTTGCCCAGCACGCTGAACGTGTTGGCGAGGCTGGTCGGTGACGTCTCGCCGATGCGCTGCTCAAGCGGGTCCTGTATCCCCTGCACCTTCTGCTTGATCTTGCCTTGGGTGCTGGCAAGCGCCACTTCGGCATCTCCGCCGATGCCTTCCTTCGTGATCTGGCCAGCGGCCGGTCCACCGCGCGCGTCGGCGAGCGCCTGCCGCGCGCCCTCCTCCATGCCTGTGAACTGCTGTCTCCGCGCCTCGGCCGCCCCTTGGCTGACAATCGTGCGGCCGGTGATGTCCTCCAGCGTGCCGGCGGACTTGGAGCCGACGAGGCCCATGGTCGGCGGTATCTGGGCCTCCGGCGGCGCGCCTGCGTTGTAGTCGTCGATGGTCTTCAGCCTGCCAAGGCTCTCCGGCGTCGTCAGCATCTTGGACACGCCGATGCGGGCGAGCGTCGGAGCCCCGACCGACAGTGCCGCGCCGCCCAGCAGGCTGCCGAGGTCGCGATATTTCTCGCCGCCGATGTTGGCGGCGGCCATGCCGCCAAGCTCGCCGCCGCCATAGCCGAGGCCGACGTCGCGGGTGGCTCGGGCGGCAGTCCTGACCACCCCCGCCGGTATGCCTCCCCATGACGGGTTCCGGAGGAAGGAGCGGCCCTCGGTGAGCAGGCCCTCGATGATCGCCGGGCCAGCGATCTCGCCGGCTGTCTCCGTACCCTCGAAACCCTTCGTCACCGCCGGCACGTTCTCCCCGTAAGCTTGGCTCACCGGGTAGGTGGGGTCGGAGTAGTTGGTGGCACCGGCCGGCGCGCCTGTGGAGCCTTGCCCGGTCAGCTCCAGATAGTCGTTGACCCCCATCTTCAGCCCGTTCCACAGGGTGTCCCCGGCATAGGCTGCAAGCTTGCCGGTGCCGCGCCCGAGGGCGTAGGCCTCGTTACCGGCCCACTCGCCCCAGCCCATGTCCCGCGCCGGGTCGTAGTTGTGGTAGTCGAACTCCCCGCTGTCGCTGCCCGGCACGCCCGACGTGCCGCTGTCCAAGTGCTGCGGATACCACTGACGGAAACGCGCCTTCGCCGCTTCGATGGCCGGCTCGTCGTACGTGTCGGGGACATCGAACTCGACGCCCATGTCGGGCATGGAGACGGTCTTGGTCATGGCCTTGCCTCGAAGCCGGAGCCGGACACGCGGTATTTCTTGGGCGGCTCCCATTCGAGGTCGATGCCCTGCCGCTGCATCTCGATGTCCAGATCGCGCAGCGCCTTGGCTGGTATCTGGCCATTGAGGGCGTAGCGTTGCGCCCGCATCGCGTCGAGGCGCGCCAGCCGGGTCTTGACGTAGCTGGTCGGGCCTTCGCCCGGCTTGATCGAGAAACGGTCGCGGTAGTTGTTGAACTCGAACGGCGCGATGGCCGCGCCGCTATCAGGCCGCAGCTGGCTGTTGATGAAGGCGAAGATGTCACGAGCGTAGTTCTTGGCTTGGTCGTCGGTCAGCTGATCGAGCACGGAGGCCAGCGTGATCGCTGACGGGTTCCTGTCGGACATCGCCGAAATGGTATTCATCGCCATCTGCCACGCCGCCGGCACGCGGTCGGGGGTGACCTGATCGAGACTGCGCGACGACCGCAGCGCCCCCATCAGCATCTTGTAATCCTTGTTCGATGTCTCATCTCCCGCCTTGGTGCGCTCCTGCGGGTGCTCGACGCGGCTGGTCTTGCCCCCGCCGGGCAGCGTGGTCTCGGTGACGACGTCGTCCATCTTCTCGCCTTCGCCCAGCCAGCCGCCGTAGTTCTTGACGCTCGCGCCTCCGGGGACCTTCGATTGTTTCGCCCTTGGCAGGGCGGGCTGCGCCTCCGTTGTGGGGCTCGCTGGCGCGTTTGGGGCTGCCGGGGCTGTCTCGGCAGGGGCCGCTGCCGGTGCCGCTGCAGGAGCCGCTGCCGGTGCCGCTGCAGGAGCCGCCGCAGGAGCCGCTGCAGAAGCCGCAGGCGCTCCAGCGATATCGTCGGGGGTGAAGGTGCCGGATGGCGGTGCCGGGGTGATGGTGAGGTCCACCGGGCCTCCCTCCGTCGCCTGCGACGTCGTCTTCGAACCGTAGCGCTGGTTCCACGCCGAGGCGTAAGCGGCGGCGATAGCCGGCGAGATCGGCATCCCCCGGCGCTTCATCTCGCCGACGTCGGCGATGAGGTTATCGTAGGCGATCTCGGTGCTGGTGCCGGGTATGTCTCCCACGAGGTCGGGGATGGTGATGACCTGACTGGTGGCGTCGGCGGGACCGCCCGTCGAGATCGGCGTCATCGTGACGTTGCCCTGCGCGTCGCGGCCCAGCTGGAAGGGCTTGTCCTTCACGACGAGGACGTTCTCCTTGAGCTTGGTCGGGTCGGTTGCGTTGGCAGCAGCCGTGGACCTCGTCTTGCCCGCCTCGAACACGTTCGGCGCGGTGTCGGCCGAGGTGATCATGGTGTTGGTGTCGGGCTGCGTGCCCGTGTACTCCATGGCGGAGACACGTTGTTGATCCGGCGTCTGGTTCCCGGCTTGGAGCCCGATCAGCCCGGTCATCTTGCCAAACCCCGTGGCGAGGTCGCCAGCCCCGGAGCTGCCGCCGACGAGGCCCTTGGCGATCGCCGTCGCCTCTTCCATCGACAGCCTGAGCGAGCCGCCCTGCGGGGTCTGCACCACGACGGTGTTGGTCTCCGGCTCGACGAGCAGGTCTCCCGTCGCCGTCACCGGGTAGGCGTTCGGAGACACGGGTGCCTGCGGAGACACGGGCGGCGGCCGGTCGGACATGGGCGCCGAGCGGCCCGGCACGACGGTGGCCGGGCCGCCCGCCTGCGCGGGAGGGGCGGCAGGCTGCGGGCGTCCCGGCACGTTGATCGGCGTGCCGAGGCCCGAAGGCGTGAGTTCGGGAGGCGTCTGCCCGAGCGACGGGTACTCCCCCGTCGGGTCCGGCACGCTGACCGGAGCCGGCTGCAGCTCCGCCGGCAGGCCGGGGAGGCCGGCGAACGGCGCCTGCCGGTTGAGCTGCACGCCCAAGTCCTGCAGCTCCGGGGGCACTTCCCCCAACTGGCCGTTGGGCTGGAACGGCGGGAAGTTCTGTGGCCGCCGGCCTGTGTCCTGCGGTGGCAGGGGAGACAGGGCCGGTGGCTGGCCAGCCTGTTGCGGAACAGGCAGGTTCGGCCGCGCCGGGAACGGACCGGGGGCGGTGTAGGGACCGAGGGGAGCCGGCGGCTCGACCACCGCAGGGGGCACGTTGGAGCCGGCGTGCGGGAACAGGTTGGCCAGCACGTCCTGCCCGATGAAATTGTCGGCTGTCGCCGGCATACCCCTTGAGGGGAACGCGGCGGCGTTGCCGGGCTGCAGCGGAGACAGAGGCGGCGGCGGCGCGGCTTCCCCGACATTGGCCGGCTGGTTGCCGGTCAGCCAGTCCCAGAGGCCGCCGGGGCTGATGTACTGGTCGGCGGCAGCCGACGCCTCCGGGCGTGCCGGGAAGGTCGACATCGTCCCCTGCTGGCCGCCCGGCTGGGCGAACAGCGGGCCGCCCGGCCGTGCCGGGAAGGTCGAGAAGATGTCGGCGACGCCGGGCGTGGTCTGGCCGGTCGGCGCCAGCGCGACGGGTGCCGGCGCTGGTCGCGCCGGGAAGGTCGAATAGACCGGGTCGGTGATGATGTTGGGCCGCAGCTCGCCCGGTGTCTCCGGCCTGACGGTGTTGACCGGCGCTGCCTGCGAGCCGGGTTGCAGCTCCAGCGGCACACTCGGCAGGCCCTTGAGGTAGTCGGGCAGGTCGGGGATGTCGCCCGGGCGGCGGACCGGCACGGGAGCGTCCTGCGGCAGCGCCGGTTGCGCGTTCATGCGCATGAACCGCGTGTCCGGCTCCGGACCGTAGGTGTACATGTCGGCTTCGGACCGGAGAGGATAATTGGCCGGCGACACCTGCACGTCGGGCTCCGGCGTGGTGCCCTGTATGCGGCCGGTGAGGTCGGAGGACCCGGAGACGTCCACGGGACGCGCCAGCGGGATCGGCGCGTTCGCATCGGGGCCGGAAAGGTCGACGGGGACCGGGGCGGCAGGCTCCGGCCCCTGCGCGCCGTAGAGGACTTTGCCCAGCGGATCGACCATGCCCTGCCGACCTTCGAGGTTCCACTGTTCTGTCGCCGTGCGGGCGTTGTTGTAGTCGATCACCGACTGCAGCTGCTGCCGGTTGTAGGCGTCGGTGGCCAGCTTGCTGCGCATCTCGGCCAGCGCGATGTCGGTCTTCGGGTCACCGAACAGGGCTTCGGCCAGCGTGCTGGCCAGCCCGGTGCCGCCGAACTGGGTCGGCATGTTTATCCTCGCCGACATAAATGCCACGGCGTGTCTCCCCTAGAACAGATGCCCGTAATCCGGGTTGAGGTAGGCCGGTATTGGTCTTGCCGGGCCGATGAACGGCTTGGTAGGCGCCGCTGTCGGAAACGTGCCGAACGCGGATTTCCCGGCGGCGCTGCCGATGCCCTGCGCGCCGAGGCTGGCGAAGTCCGAGAACATCTGCGCCAGCGGGCTCCCGGTGTAGGAGACCTGCACCGGGTCGACGGCGCGCTCGGTGCTGTAGGCGGCCAATGAACCACGCCGGAAGTCGTTGGCCGTGTCGATGCCGGAGCCGGAGCGGGCGAAGGCCTGCGGCACGATCGTGCCGAGGCCGCCTTCCGAACCGCCGTAGCTGGAGACATTGGCGAGAGCGGCGATACGCTGCTTGGCCGAGGTGGTGGCCTCGTTGATCTTCTTGGCGAGGTCGGTCTTCTGCGGGTCGCCGCTGGTCGCGCCGGCGGCGATCGCCTGATCCGAGGCCGAGATCGCCGCTGCTTCCGGGGTCTGGGACTGGGGGTCGCCCTCGCCCTGCATGTACTGGGCGAGGCGGGCGGCTTCGTCCGTCTGCGCCGCCTTCTGGGCATCGGCGGACGTCTGCTGCAGCCCCTGCTGCTGGGCCGCCTCGGCCTGCTGGCGAAGAGTATCCTGACGCCCTTTTTCGGCGGCGCGCATGGCGTCCTGCCGCTGCGCCCACTGGTCGACCGCCTGCTTCTGCTTCTTCTGGGCGTTCATCGCCCCGAAGGCGTTCATGGCACTGCCGGCAGTGCCGACGACGGTACTGATGAGACCGAGAGTGGCTACATCGCACATGCTCGTGTCTCCCTCAGACGATGCGGGTGGCGCCGGGGGAATTATAGCCCGGCACCTGCGCCCGGTAGCGCTGGTTCTGGTACTGCTGCAGAGCCCCGGCGGTGCCGACCTCGGCGAGGTTGAACACCGACGCCAGCGGCGACAGGTCGGTCGGCGCCGCCGAGATGTTCCTGACCGCCGCCAGCGCCTGATTGGCGCCGGGGTCCGGGTTCTCGGCCGCCGACAGCTGGTTTTCGGCCGTCGCCCGCTGGTTGGTGATGCTGGTCTTGAGATCGCCGGTGGCCTTGCTCGCCTTGTCGCGGACGGCGGCCTCGTTGAGCGCGTTCTGCCTGATGAGGTCGGCATACTCGGTGTTGCCGGCGGAGCTTTCGCCGAGGCCGGCGCGGGCGAGGCGGTAGGTCAGCTCGTCGCGGGCGTCGCCGAACTGCTGGGCGACCTGCGGCATGTAGTAGCCGGTGATGGCGTTCTTGAACTTGTCGAAGAAGGTGGCGTCGAAGCCGCCGGAATGGCCGGTCCTGGTTTTCGTCGTCGGCGTGATGGTGTCTCCGGCGTTGTAGAGCTTGCCGTCGGGTCCCTTGACCATCAGCGTGCCGGGCTGGCCGGGGACCGTTTCGTAGCCCACGGTGTTCGCCATGCTATGCGCGTCTTTCACGGAAACCGACCTTGAGGTGGCCGGCGTCGCCCCCTGCAGCGAGTAGGTATATCCGGCCGGCAGGCCGGCGACGGCGGCTCCGGCGGCAGCCCCGGCGGGCGCGGCACCGATCTTGATCGGCGTGCCGGCCGTCGTCCTGAAGGTGTCGGTGCCCTCGTAAGCGGCCTTGATCCTCGCCAGCCCGGCCTTGATGCGCGCCTGCCGCTCGTCTTCCTTGCGGCGGGCGTCGTCGGCCTCCTTCTGCTGCTGGGCGATCATCTGCGAATTGTCGGAACCACCACCCCAGCACATGTCAGAGCCTCTTTGCCAGAAGGGTCGAGCCGGCGATCTCGCTGTAGCCGTTCTCGATGAATAGCTGCTTGCCGGTGCCGATGCCCGAAGACAGGCCGGCGCGGAAGGCGATGCAGCCCTCGGACTTGGCGAAGTCCTCCGCCAGCCTGAGCAGCGTCGAGCCGATCTGCTTGATGCGCCAGCCGCGCCGCACGTAGAACTTGTCGAGGAAAGCGTAAGGCTGCACGAACGCGGTGTCGTCGACGCAGTAGCCGAGAGCCCCGACCAAGAGGTCTGTCTCCCTGTCGAAGGCGAGGACGTGCTCCGGGCGATGTACCTCGATGGCGCGCGCCAGCCATCGCCGGGCTTTTTCCGGGTCGACCTCCAGCCCCAGTTCCGGCAGCTGGCTCTCCTCGAAGAAGGTATTGAACAGGTCGAACAGCTGATCGACGTGCTCGTGCTCGGCGATGGCGTAGTCGATGTCGACGGTCGAGGCTTCAGGCATCGTCCCTCATGTACAGGATCAGGTCCCGATGGGGGGTGCCAAAGCCCGGCAGCGTGGCCTTGGGCGTGAAGCCCAAGTGCGCCAGCCAGCGGCAGGAAAGGCCGTTCTCCCTGTGGACGAAGCAGGCTGCCCTGTCGATGCCGTCGGCGCGCAGGGCCGGGATCATAATGCGGCGGATGTGTTTCGTCACCGTGCGGGCGGCGCGCCAGCCGAGATCGGTCTTGAACGCCCAGACGAAGGCGATGCCGGGATCGAGCAGGGCCGGGAAACGCTTGGCGCCAAACGCCATCACCGGGCGGCCATGGTCGAGCGCCACCTTGCAATAGTGGCTGTCGGCGGCGTCACGCGCCAGCCGGGGGAAGTCCGATGTGTCTCTGGTGCAGGAGAGTTCCCTGAGATCGTCATCGCACAACAGCGCGCCAATCAACGCGATGTCTGTCTCCCTGCCTTCGACGATCTCGATCATGCCTCGTCATCCGCCATTTCGTAGTGGACCGCACAGTTGCTGATCGTCGCCGGCAGGGCGTCGTTGTTGTAGAACCTCAGCGAGAAATGACTGTCCTCGCCGACCTGCTCGGCACGCCCGGCGTTCCACGTCGGCCGGTCGATGGTGGCGATGGTCTCCTCGGCGTCGGGGTTGTTGAAGTCGTAGGAGACAGCGACGGTCCACGCCCCGGTGAGCTGCAGGGTGCCGGTCGGGTTGTCGTAGGAGACAGTGGCGTCGAAGCCGAGGAACTGCTTCCTGTGGCCGGGCTTCTTGCCGTCGAGGTAGGGCAACCGCACCTCGACGCCGCAATTGTCGTAGACCTGCCCGTTGCTGCCGCCATAGACCCACAGCTGGTTGGCGGTGTCGCGCATGAAGATGCGACCGCCGCAGACGACGGCGTATTGCATGGTGAACGGCAGCGTGAAGTGCGACCACGCCGTGATCTTGGGGCCGGGGAAGTACGACAGCACGTAGACGCGGTCCGGCAGCACCAGCCAGAAGCGGCCGACATAGGGCTCCAGCAGCGACACGGCCTTGCCCATGAAGCTCTGGCCCAGCGTGATCTCCAGCGTCGAGATGATGCTGTCGATGGGCGAGCCGATGTCGGAGACGGAGGCCGAGTTGGAGCTGTCGCGCGCCTTCATCGAGCGGACGCCCGAGTGGTCGAGGAACAGCACGTCGCCATTGCCGTACTGCAGCGGCGAATAGGAAGCGTAGGTGCCGGAGCCGCGCAGCAGCTGGTCGTAGTGGTTCTGCAGCGGGTCGGGGTCGACGGACCACACCTGTATCGCCTCGGTCGAGAACACGGCGAGCTTGTTGTAGTAGATTTCCAGCCCACTCAGCCTCTCGCTGTCGGCGTCGGTCAGCGCGAGGTTGACGAAGCCCATGCCGGTGGTCGGCTTGCCGCTGGGATCGAGGATCGGCGAGCCCTTGTTCCATGCCATCGGCTGCTTGACGGCAGAAAAATACAAGTACTTGCCGGCGATGGCGTACATCTTCGTCTGCACGGTCCTGACGTAGTAGCCCTTGCCGTTGCCTTCGATCACCTCGCTCACGCTGGCGGCGTTGTTCGGGTCGTCATAGTAATGCGGATTGTAGTGGGGGTAGCCGGAAGTGCCGGCCGGGTTGTAGCAGGCGATATAGAGGTTGCCGTCGAAGACGTCGAAATCCGTCTGCACGAGGTTGGGCGCGGAATTGGGGATGTCCTTGCTCACCAGCGTGACGCCGCTGATAGGGGGATTGATCGGGTATACCGGCAGAGTGGTGTTGCGGCCGAATGTGGCGATCGTGTCTTCGGTCGCCGCCAGCCCGAAACTGGACGGATGCAGGTCGGCGACCTTGACGAAGGCGCGCCGCTTGGCGATCTCGCCGCCCGGCGTGATGACGGCGTTCTTCAGCCTGAGCAGCGTCCCCGCCGGAGCCGTCAGCGGCGACTTGCGGGTGTCGAGGCCGGCAGCGAAATTTTCAATCAACTGGTAAGTGATGGCTTACCCTCCAGCACCCACCCGGATGACGTTGTTCAGGGAACGGCGGTCGGGAGAGCCGCTGCCGATGGTGGAGACCTTGTTCTTCCCCGAAATCTTGTTGCCCAGCAGCTTCAGGAGGTGCCTCTGGGCCTTCTGCGCCTTGCCCGGCGCGTCCTCGGCCTTGGCCCGAGCGAGCAGTTCAGCCGCCGCGAACAGCACGATCAGGGTGGCGTCGAGGGTGCAATAGTCGTCGTCGGCGATGAACGGGTCGAGCGATTTGTTGCCCTTGAAGCGCACCGCATAGGTGTTGTTGACAGTGGGCGTCGGCCAGACGCGGAACTTGGCCGGCCGCCCCTCCACGCCTGTCGCGTCAGCCTCGACATCCCACACCTGCACCGGGTCGCCCTTCGCGCTGTTGCCTTCGTCCCAGTGGATCATGTCTTCGGAGATGCCGTAGTCGATGGGTATCCAGTCGCCGAGGGAGACACTGCCCACCCACGCCGACCGGATGGCGTCGAACGGCATCTGCGGCAGGAAATCGTAGAGGTACAGGTTAGCCGACATCAGCTTGTTGTAACGGATGGTGAGGTCAGGCCACTGGAAGGCGGTCCACAGTTCTTCCTGCGTGCGCGCCAGCAGGTATTTCAATGTCTCCAGCTGGTTGACGCCCTGCGCGGTCGACAGGGAGTGCCCTGCCTCGGCGCGCAGGTTCTTGACCATCACACTGAGCTGCTGGGTCGGCATCGGTCAGCGCCTCTTGGCGAGCTTCCTGTCGGGTATGGCGCCATCCTCCTCGAAAGGGTCTGGCTCGTCGCCCTGCGGTGCCGGGCGCGGGTCACCGAACGTCGTCGGCGTCGCCACCGGCAATGGCCCGGCGGCGAGCGGCCCGGCGGCGTCCATCGGCTGCCATGATGGCAGCTGCGTCGGATCGGCCGGCTCGGAGCCGTCCTCGGTGGTGATCTCGACCACCCCGCTCAGGGGGTTTCGCCAGACCGTGCCGGCCTTCGGCCTGATCTCCGGCGCCTCCATCTCGTCGGGGGCGTTCCTGCCGCCCCACACGCCGGCCAGCGGCCCTTCGCCGTAGATGAAGGAAAGCCGCTGCCGCTCGTAGCGCGGCTGCTGCGGCACCGTGGCGAAAGGCACCACGTCGAGGACGCTGGGGTCGCCGTGGATGAGCCGCAGCACCGAAATCTCGGGCCACGACAGCGGGCTGTAGACGTCGCGGTGCATGACGTTGTTGCTGTCGCCGCCGAGCATGATCTTGGCCGTGCAGAAATGCATCAGGGGTCTCCTTCGTGGCGGGCGGCCCCATGCCGCCCGCCCTCAGTCTGACAGCCTAAATCATGCGATGTCGATCACGGCCGACGAATTGAACTGCTTGCCGACCATCTGGCAGGTCGAGGTGATCGAACGGAAGATCAGGAACTTGTCGTAGGGCCGCGACGGGGTGTGGCGATGCATCCATTCGTCCTCCATGCACATCAGGCCGATGCGCTTGGTGTCGATCCAGTAGGACCGCTTGGAGAGACCGAGGTCGTCCAGCGTCGGGTCGTAATTGATCTGGATGCCGTTGAAGTACATGTCTCCCATCGAGCCGTCTTGGTTCTTGTTGAAGCCGGTCATCGAGTAGTTGCCGTTGGCGCGGATTTCCATCTCCATCGCGCCAATGAAAGCACTGCCGGCGACAACAAGGTCAGGCTTGCTGCCGTAGCGGGTCAGCTGCCGCTGCTCGGCCTGCAGCACCTGCAGCAGCGCGCCGCCATTGGCCGCGTTGGCGGCGATCGGGCCGCCGCCCCACTGCGATAGCGCCGGGGTGCCGGTCACCTTGGCACCGAAGGCCGTCGTGTAGGCGCGGTTGCGCCACCACGTATTGCCCGCCAGCGACCTGTCGATGCCGCCGACGGTGCCGACCGACGGGTCGTCGGCGATCAAGAGCTTGAGGCCGGCCAGCGCTTTGACGTCGGCGACGCCGTCGCCGTAGAGCAGGATGTTGAAGTCGCGGGCGTATTTCTCGCCCAGATCGAAGAGCTTGTCCTCCAGAAGACCGACGAGGACGTGCAACTCGCGCCGGCTGTGCTCTGACGTGCGTTCGCCGTTGGAGCCGGGGTCGACGACGCTGATGCCGTCGATCTTCAGCTCGGTGTGGGTAATCTGCAGACCGATGTGGTGCTCGCGCCACGGGTAGTTGGCGCGCTTGATGTTGGAGGGCGTGTAGAACACGACCTGATCGTCGTGGGTGTAGCCCTTGAGGCTGTCGTTGACGCCGCCGGCGCCGAAAGCCCCGGAGACAGCGACCGAGATCGAGCCCTTGCCGCCGGAGAAATACTTCTTGCGGGCCACCATCTTGTCCATGAGTGGCCGTTCTTGGAGGGTCTGCCTCCACTGCTCGCCCTTGTCGAGATAGAAATCGAGCGACGCATTCGCGATATTGGTGACTTCGTTTGCCGTGAAGGCCATCGGGGTTTGCCCAGATCGGCCTTACGCCCTGCGGGAGTTCTCCAGTCCTTGGATGGCCGCTTCCATGAGTGTCTTGGGCGCGGCGCGGGCGGAAGGCGTTTGCGCGGAGCCGTTCGGCATGGACCCGGTGGCGCGAGGTTTCGGCAGCAGCGAGCGGGTGTGCTTGTTCACCTCCTCGTAGGCGGCCTTGGTGATCTCCAAGGCGTCCTCGACGGAGGCGATCCGCCCACCACGTTCGAGCAACATGGCCTGCGCCACCCTGCGAACGGAGGGTGCCTTCGCCTTGTAGTCGGGATCGCTCGCGGCAAGCCGTGTCTCGTAGCTGCTGACGGCGCGCTGGACATTGCCCTGCACGTTGACGAGGGCCTGCTGCTGGCTGGCAGCCTGCGCCTCCTGTGCAGTGATCGTGGCCCGCTGGTGGTCGAAGCGCTGGCGCGCGAACTCGCGCGCCGCCGCTTCGGTCATCTGGCCCTGCCGAACGCGCCCGGCGAGGTCGGTCGGCAGCACGATGCCCAGATACTCTTGGGCCGTCCTGACGAACGGCGCGACCATCTGGTAGAAGGCCGCGTAGTCCCCGGAACGCAACGCCGCCGCGATCTTCAGCGTGTTGGCGACGTCGTCGCCGGAGAGATTGGCAGTCCTCGCGAACTGCTCAAGCTCACCGCCGACGCTGGCGGCACCGCGCAGACCCTCGACCTCGGTGCGGAGATTTTCCGCCTCGGCGCGAAGCTCGCGGCGCTGCTTCAGCAGCTTGTTGATCTTCTTGCGGATGGCGGGCGAGGCCTCGGCGGCCTGCTCGTCATCCGGCACGTCCTCGCCGTCGGCTTCGGGGGCCTGCGCCTGATCCTGACCGTCTGGCGTCTGCGGATCGGGAGCATCCGCGTCTGCTGCCTCTGTCTCCGCTAGGACGTCCGTCTCGGTCGTGGCCGGGACCACCTTGAGAACGGCATCCAGCAGGGTGGACTTGGCGTCCCTTCCTGTGTCGGCATCGTGCGACGGGCTCGCGTCGCTTGGTGCCGATGGCGCTGGGGATGGCGTAGACGGCGCAGCCGGGCTTGGCGCGCTCTGTTCGCTTGGTCCGGGCGTGACGTCGGGATCGTCAGCCAAGAAGTTCCCCTGATCTATGAGTTGCCGCCCTTATAGGCGTGCTTACGTGCCGGCGGCAAGCTTCTCGCGCAGCGCGTAACCCTCCAGAGCCCAAAGCTGGCGGATGCAGTCCTCGCGGGCGAACTTGATGCCGAGGTCGGCGTCGAAGTTTCCGGCGTCGGCCGGCGCGGATTTTCCGACGACGGCATAGCCGTTCTGCATGACCATCACGCAGATCGTCATGTGCGGGATCAGCGACGGGTTCAGGTACTGCTCGTCGTCGATCTTGGCGAGCATACTGTCGAGGGTGACGCGGTTGGGCGTCTTCTGCACGGCCTTGCTCTCGTCGTCGGTCATCCGCACGGACGACAGGCCGGCACGATCCTTGCGCTGCTGGTCGGTTTCTTGGGCCATCTCAGGTCTCCCTTCGAGGTTGAGGGTTTCACTTCTTGCTCTTGCGCGCCGGGATTTTGGCTCCCGACTTGCGCGCCTGATCGAGGCTGGCGGCGACCGCCTGCGCCTGCGGATGGCCGGCAGCCTTCATCTCGCGGATGTTGGAGCTGATGGTCTTTTTACTTGAGCCTTTTTTCAGGGGCATGTCTCTGTCTCCTCCTCTGCAACCTACTGCAGCAATTGCCCACCGGGCGGTGGAGCCGGCTGGCGTTGGTCGGCCGGCTTCGGCGTCGGCGCGGCCGGGTTGGGGCTCGGCGGCGCCGGATTGTTGTTGGCCCCTTGTGGTCCCTGCGCGTTGGGATCGGCCTGCCCCGGCATCCCCGGTATCTTGCCGGCGTTCATCGAGGTGACGCTGGGAAGCCCGTCGGCGACGGCTTCATCGACGTCGACATTGTCGTCGAGGCGCTGGATCGCCTGTTTTGCCAAGAAAGTGGGCTTGATGCCGGGCAATTGCATGAGGATCGGCGCAAGTCTTTCAAACTTCTGGATTTCCTGCGCCTGATTGGGCCGCCCGGAGCTGCCGGCGACGATTTCGAGATAGATGTCCTTGGACACCTCGGCCTTGGTCAGGGTCGGCCACGTCGCGCCGGGGCCGACGATGGACTTGACGACCTGCTCGGAGACATTGAGCAGGAGTATCTGCCCGCCGGCCCTCGCCAGCGCGGTGAGGGTTTCATCGATGTCGTCGATGGCGGACCCGGTGGCCGACGCCTTCGCCGAGGCTGCGATGTTGCTTTCGGTCGCCGTGTCTCCGGAGGTGCCGCCGAGGTCGGCCTCTTGGTCGCCGATGGTCCTCAGCATGTCCTGAAAGACCGGGTTCACCTCGTAGAGGTTGGGATCGACCGGCACACCCTTGAAGCCCTGCACGACAGTGTTGATGTCGACACCCGGCTGCAGCCCGGCGACCGCGATCAGCGCGTTGACCGGGTGGTTCCTGAAGGCGTCGATGTCGTCTTCCGACAGGACGCCCTCCGCGTAGACGGTTTTCGGCCGGTTGGCGACGCGGTGCTCGCGAAGACCTTGCCTCGCCCTGTTCAGCTCGCGCTGCATGGGCCGGATCAGGGCGACGTCGCTGGGCGGGAAGACGAAGCCGTCCGTCTCGTTGAACATGACGGCGTACCACGGCCAGAAGCGATCGGTGTAGACGTCCGGCGCCGCCGGCTCACGCAGGAAGTCCGGCCAGCCGTCGCAGATGACATAGACCAGCCCGTCCTTCCGGTTGAACAGCTCCCACACCAAGCACTGATCGACATCACCTGAGGAGACACGGGTGCCGTCGTCGCTGCCGCTGGAGCCCTGCCACTGGGCGCGCGCCCTTTCATAGTCTGTCCCGGTGTCGATGCTCTCGTAGGAATTGTGCGCCTTGGAGACATCGACGCCGTAAATCTCCTGAATGTCGTTGACGGTCAGCAGGAACTCCTCGGCGACCCACTCGCAACCGAGGAACTCCCTGAGCTGAATGCAACGCGGATCGGGGATGATCGCGGTCGACTTCGGCCACGAGAACACCAGACCCTCGCGCACGACGACGTCCTGCTCGGTCGACAATTCCTGCAGCGCCAGCCGCATCTGTTCTGCTTCGGGACTGTCGATATCGGTCTCGTCGTCGGCCAGATCGGCGGAGACACGCTCGATCATCGCCAGCTGCGTCCGGATATCGGCAATCCTGCTGTCCAGATCGGGGGACTTGCCCATGACGCGCTGGAAGCCCTGCCTGACCCAGCCGACGCCGGCCGTCGAGGCGCGCCGCACCGTCATCTTCATCATCGACTTGAACGACTGCTGCTGCTCGGAGACCTCGTAGTCGTAGAGCAGCTCCAGCGTGCGCGCGACCTTGTTCAGGACAGTGAGCTGCGCCTTGACGCTCTCGGCATCCGCCATCACCGCCATGGCATTCTGGACTTCTTCCGGTGGCGGCATCATCGGCGGCGGCGCGCCCGGCATTCCGGGGCCGGCGGGAGGCCCCATCGGGCCGGCGTCAGGCCCCGGCGCGCCCGGAGACATGCCGGCCGGCTGCGGCGCGCCGTTGGGTCCGGCGGGGCCGGCGGTCGGCGACGGCGGCGTCATCCCGGCGATGCCGGGGTTTCCGGACAACTGGGCAGCCATGCCCAGCATCGCCTGCTGGCCCTGCTGCACGGTCTGCTGGGCCTGCGCGAGGCTCTCCATGGTGCCGTCCCACACGGTCGACAGGATACGGGGCCGCCTGCGGCAGCTCGCCTTGGGATTTTTCGCGTAGGTCGAGGCGACGCGCTTCTGGATGTGCTGGAGCGTGATGTTGGCGACGTAGAGATCGTCGTCGACGACGTCGTTGTAGATCGAGATTTTCGGGTCCTCGTTCCACTGCAGGCCGGCGGCGAACTTCTGGTCCGCGACCATCCGCCTGAACGGCTTGTCCCAGAAGCTCTTGGCCTGCTTGACCATGTCGGTCATGGCATTGACGAGGTTCTTGCGGCGCTCGCTCGGCTCGGGTTTGTCACGCGAGACCATCGGCTGGCCGGGCGGCGTCAGCGGCGGCGCCAGCGGGTCTTCGGGCGGCGGTCCGAGGCCGGCAGGGTCAAGGGGGTCGGGCGGTGCGAGAGGGCCAAGGCCGGCGGGATTGAGAGGCGGTCCGAGAGGACCGACAGGCGGGAGGGCCATCAGATCACCAACCCTGTTTAGACGCGGAGCGGCGCTCCTTGCGCTCACGCTCCTGCGAGGCCTTGATCCACCCCAGCGTTCCCGTGGCCGGCGGGGGTGTCTCCTTGCGCCTGACCTTGGGCGGAGCGTGCATGACCAGACCTACGCCGACCCATGCCAAGGCGTCAACGAAGTCGTCGTGGGTGCCGAACGGGAACTGCAGGATTTCCTGCCGCGCCTCCATCCACCACGTCGCATAGGACGGGAAATACACCATGCCCATGGCCATGCGCGCCTTGATCGACTGGGCGCGCGCCTGCTTGTCGTGGACCGGCGTCACCTCGAACACCGAGGAGAAGGTGTTCCGCTCCAGCATCCGCTTGCGCAGGAAAGGGCCGATCGAGCCGGTGATATGGCCCCTTTCGGCCCACCACATCAGCGGCTTGTACTTGACCATCAGGTCGATCATGCGCTCGACCACGACGTTGGAGGCATAACGGCCCCACATCGGGTCATCCATGACCCAGATGTTCTGGTCCTCGTCGATGCCGATGACGAGGAGACACGTCCTGTCTCTGTCCTGCTTGGTGGAGACGGCATGGTCGCTGGCTGCGTAAAAACGAAGTTTTTCGTTGGGCGGGCGCTCGCTGCGGGAATAGGTGCGGATGCCGTCGGCGAGGAAAAAATTCCCTTTCTCGGGGGTCGGGCTGCCTTGGTAGAGCGCCTGAAAGCCGCGCGGGTCGGCCTCGCGAAGCCCTTCGAGATAGGGCACCGGGAACTTCGCCGGCCATAAGGCTTCCCCGTACTTGCGGCCGAGCGGGTCCTTGTCCTTGGCCAGCGCGGGAAGATCGATGATCTTCCAGCGCTTGCCCTCGACGGGCGAGTAATCCGGATTGGTCGGATCGGTGAGCCTGCCGACGAGGTCGTCCTCGTGCCAGCGCGTCTGGATGATGACGATCCAGCCGACGGCGTCGTTGAGGCGCGTCTTCGCCACCTGATTGTACCATTCCCAGAGCTTCTTCCGGGTGACGACGCTGTCGGCCTCGACCCGGTCCTTGATCGGGTCGTCGATAAGAAGCCCGATGGCGCCACGCCCGGAGATCGCGGAGCCCCTTCCGACGAAGAACAGTTTTCCACCCTTGACGCCCTCGATGCGGTCGACCGACGCGGATAAGAGTTCCCGGTGCGGAAAGACCTGCGCGTAGAGCGGGTCCTCGATCAGCTCGCGCACCTCGCGGCCGAAATCCCAAGAAAGCTTGTCTGCATAAGTGGCGAGGATGATGGACTGCTCCGGGTGTCTCCCGTGGAACCACGCCGGGAACAGCCGGCTGGAAAGCTCGGATTTGCCGTGTCTCGGAGGGACGTTGATGATCAGCCGGGGGATGAGCCCAAGCTCGACCTGCTCAAGCGCTGCAGCAATCGCCCGGTGATGCTTCTGGACGCTGTACTGCGAGAAAGAGACGTCGTCCGCCCGTCGCGGGTCGGGGCGCATGAAGCGGGCGAAATCGAGGAGGTCGAGGCTGCTCTCAAGCGCCGCCTTGCGGCGCTTGAGAGCCAGCAGGTAGCGCTCCTCCTGCGGAGTGAGCGCGGTCATGCGGCGGTCGGCGTGTCTCCGTCGGTCTCCTCGGGCTCGTTGGCCGGGCCGGGCTCTGTCCAGCCGTCGTCGGCCTCGACGAGAGCGGCCTGCTCGACAAGGGCCTCGTGGATTTTGGCCCTCGGCGCCCGGTGGCGGTACATGGCGATGAGTTCGCTGACGGCCAGTTCGAAGTCCTTCACGGGTCTCTCCTCCTCGACCCTCACCGAAGAGGATCGCAGTTCCCCGTAGGTCATGCCGCTCATCACGTCTAGCGCCTCTTCTTCGGGTCGTCCTTGTGCTCGGCGCGGGCCAGCGGCGTCCCGCCTGCGGTGCCGTACTCGGCAGCCGCTTTCTCGGCGCCGCGCTTGGCGGCGACCGCGTCGCGGTCGGACGGCGGCACGTCGGCGTCGTCGATCTCCTCCACGCTCAGGCCGGACTTGGCCGCAAGGCGATCGGCGATGTTGCCCCGGCTGTCCGGCTCCGGCGCTGTCTCCTCGTCGGCGCGCGTGGCTCCGGGCGGCGACGGGCGCACGCCCAGCGGATTGGCGCGCGGATCGTCGAGGTCGTCGGGGTCGTAGTCGAGCGTCGACGGGTCCCTGACCCAGTCGCCGCTGCGGAACACGAGTTCGGCCTGCGCGCGCAGCACGTTGACGACGCTGTCCTTGCTGGCCCGCCCGCGCCAGCCTTCGATGACGCCTTCAATGGCCTCGCGGATTTCATCCTCGGTGACGTCCGGCACGCTCTTGGCCCGGTGCTGGTTCCTGCCTTCCGGTCCCTTGCTCTGGTCGTAGCCGCCGGTCTGCTGGCGGTTGTAGGCCTCGGCGTCGGCTGCGGCCTGCGCCTCGGCGGGGGTCATCGTCTTGTTGGCCGGCTTGCCGCCAGCCCTCTGGTCGGGGGTCTTGGTAGGCTCTTTGGTCATGGACGCTGCTCCTTTGATCAGGGTTCGACCACCAGTCCGTTGACGACAACGCGCTGCCCGGCCGGAACAGTCAACACAATCTCGCCGGACGGCGAGACCGGCGCGCCTGTCTCCGCCTCCAGCAGCGCCCACAGGAACTGCTCGTGGTAGGCGGCGATCTCGGTGTCCTTGTCGTTGCCGTTGATAATTTGTCTGGCGTTTACCGGGTCGTCCTTAGGGTCTTCGGGGTCGTCGTTGAAATACTGGCCGAGCTTCCTGCCCGTGAACCATCCCTCGGCCATTCCCCGGAACATGACCCTTGCGCCGATGAGGCTGTCGAGCGCCAGTTCAGGGTGTTCAACCAGATCGCGATCGTCGATGAGGCCGAGGGCCGCGCTCGCATTGCGGTAGTTCTCCTCGTGGGTCAGCTGGACGTAGCCGCGACCGATGTAGGGCCAATAAGACTTGCCCTGCAGATACGCGTCCGATCCCTGTTCGGTGATCGGCCACATACGATAGCCGGTCTCCCAATAGGTCGTTGCCAGCATATAGGCGAGCCAGCGCGCGTCGCTCATCGGGGTGCCGGTCTGGTCGCCTTCCCACAGCGCGAGAATGACGTTCTGCCCATCAACTTGTTGTTGACTGAGCGCGCCCTCGAACAGCACGTCGCGGACATACGAGAAGTATTTGTCGCGGTCGATCATCAGTCGCCCTCCTGACCGAAGACGGCTTCGCCGCGCCGTTCGAGCGCCGCCTCCAGATCGGCAATGCGCGCCTCGGCCTGTTGTGTGCGATCTTCTGACGTATGGAGGGCTGTCTTGCAGATGGAATAGGCCCGCTGCGCCTCGGCGATGCGCGCCTCGGCCTTCTCTGCGCGCTTGCATGTGTCGATCACCTGCCACTTGTACTTGTCGGCCAATTCCTCGGCACGCTCGGCACGTTTGCGCTGCTCGTCGCAATCGGCGCAGCGCTCTGGCGGACGTTCAACGGCGTGCGTGTCGATCATGTCAGGTCTCTTATCATATCCGGCCGAGCAGCAGCAGGATCAGCAGCACGACGAGGACGACGCCGATGATGCCGCCGCCGCCCCAGCCATAGCCGTAGTACGGACCCCTTCCGCCCCACGAGCCGAGGCCGCCGACGACAAGCAGCACGACGAGCACGACGAGGATCACGTAGATGAGGGTCGATGCCGGCATGGCCAGCCTCCTATTGCGATTTGCCTTTTGGCAGCGGTATGTCGGGCGGCGGCAGGGGCGAAGGCGGCGGTTCCCTTGCCGCCTCGTAGGCCTTGGCGACCATCGCCATCAGCGTGTCGAACTCCCGATCGTGCGTGTGCAGGACCTGCGTGATCTGGGCCTGTTGCACGTTCAAAAGGTTCTCCAGATGCTGCTGCTGGCCGACGATCAGCACGTTCAAAAAGTAGACCGCAGCGCCGATACCGACCAGATTAAGCAAGAGGACACCGAGCGCGACCGGCGTCAGCCGATTGGTGATGGCCTCGACACCATGGCCGACCAGCTGCGTTGCCGTCATCGGCAGCTGCGTATCATGCACCATCTGCCGGTTCTTTGATCGCCTTCAGGCCGTGCTTCTCAAGGAACTGCGGCCAAGGCGGAACATCACTGTCGGCGGCCTGCACCCACCAGATCGAGCCGTCGTCGCCGGTCGCCTTGATGACGCGGCTGCCGTCAAGTTCGTCGACCACCCATTCCGCGCTGACAAATTCCATCACATCCTCGCGTTGCAAGTGATGGTCGAAGAGAAATTACCCGCCGCGCTCGCGTTCGCCACACGACCCTCGCGCACGATGTTCGGAGCATACCCCTGAACCAGAGTTCCGACCGCTGCCGGGAAGCTAGTGCCGCTCAGGTTAGCGCCACTCAACGTGGCGGATTGAGTGCGCGGCACGACCGGCAGGTAGCCGAGCACATAATACGCCACAGCGTTAGTGACGGTAGCGTTGTAGAAAACACCTGTCTGCTGCCAGTAGCGCTGGCACGCGATCAACTCAGCCGCCTCGTCGGGCATCTGCCACGGCGGCGGCAGGCCGGTGTTGTTGCGGTCGAGATAGAGGCCGACATCGAACAATTCGAAGACATTGCCGGCGGTCGCCATGCCGTTGCTGTTGGACGGCGTGCCGAAGGACAAGCCGGCCTGCCAGCCTGCTACGCCTTGGTAGGTGGAGCCGGTCGCCAGCACGATGTTCAGATAGATGCCGACGCCAGTATCGGTCAGCCATGCCCCGGTCGTGTCGCCGGGAATGACGAGCGTCTGTGTCGTGTCGGTGTTGGCCTGCCCGGCAGCGATGGTGAAGTTGGCGAGATAGGTGCGGTTGAGCGCGGAATTGAACAGGCTGGCCGAATAGGTGCCGGCCGGTCCCTTGAAGCCGAAGCGCAGGATGACCTGCTTTGCACCTGCAGCGCCCCAGCCGAAATCGGCGACGCGAATGCCCTCCAGCGGTTGCCGGAAGACCAGATAATCGCCGGCTGCCAACGCTGCCTTGGCTACCGCCACAACGATCCGAGAGCGGTTCAGCGAGCCGTTTGGCGTCGCGCCCTGCACGCGCTGCGCGTTCACCGTGCCGGGGGAAACTGCGGAAAGCGAACGCCACTGATCCGCCGAGTGGAAGTCCAACGAAGACATGGACGCCGACCCGGTGTTGCCGTTCTCCTGACTGATCTGCATCGCAGGATTGACGATGCGGTTGCGGCTCTCGGCAGTCAGCGGAACCGGCGGGCTGGTGCTGCCGGTGACCTGTATCCACTTCGCGCCGTCCCACTGCCACGACGGGCCGCCGGCAGGCGAGTAGATCGCGCCGACAGTCGGGGAGGCGGGGAAGTCAAACGCCATGGAACACCTTCCCGTCGTAGCGGTAACCGACCACCGCCTGACCCGTTTCCCCGGTGATCTCGACGTTGAGCCACGTCACGATGTCAGGCACCGTCCAGACGATGTTCCACATCTCCTCGGCCTCGGCGATCTCGACGACCGTGTTGTCGTCGGGCTGGTCGGGATTGCTGAGAACGCGCGCCCACTCGCTCATCCGAAGATGGTTACCTCCGTCCATGCGTTCAGCCACGTCCCGGTGCCGGCAGCCACCCATCCGAGCGGCGATATGTAGTGGCCGCCCTCGGGAAAAGCGTCGGAGCCGCCGAGCCATTGCGGCATCTGCAATGCGCTGCCGCTGGCGGTGAAACGCGCCGCTCGATAGTTGGGCATTATCCCGACTGCATTGGAGCGACCGAAGTTCGCGTAGCAATCACCGGCGGCAGACTGGTACGGGGACGACGAGCAAGCATACTGCGTATAACGCCCTCCGATCTGGGCAAAGAACACCCGCAACGTCGAACTCAACTCAATCGGGGTCGTTGAGGTGGTAGTCGGACCGACAGCCGCCGTGCGGAAGCTCTTCGGCTTCGGGTTGAACCAGCTGGCCGTCGTCACGACGTTCGTCGTCGGCCACGCCCCGGCGTTCAGCACGTTGACCATGCCGACAAAAGTGCGCGTCGGGTCGCCCGACTTGACGTACCAGCCGCTGGCGTCGACGACGTAGGCGGTCGCCGAGAACTCCAGCGTCATCGTCGCGCCCGCCATGTAGGCGTAGATGTACACTGCACCGGTTGGCAGTCCTGTCGGCGCAAGCGTGACGCCCCCGGCAGGGATCGGCTGGTTGACGCCGTTGATCCACAGCAGGTTGCCCTGATACGGCAGCAGCGTCAGGTTGGTGTACATGTCGAGGTAGCACTGGCCGAGACGCACCCCGCCGGCTGACGCCGAGTTGATCTGCACCCACTGCTGCGTGTTGCCGTCGTCGTACCAGATGTACAGATTGCCGGTGCTCGACTGCCACCACAGCTGGCCCGGCTGCGGCGACGACGGCGCATTGTCGGAGATCGTCGTGCCGGGGGGCACCGACACCGGGCTCCAGACAAGGTTCTTCCTGACGTACTGGGTGCCGTCGTTGGGCGCGTCGGGGCTGATGTAGCCCTGCGCCTTGACGAACGCCGTCGTGGCGATCGACTGGTCGTTGTCGGTCGTGGCCGGCGTCTGCGCGCGGGCGTCGCCGGTGAACGTCGGGCTGTTGATCGGCGCCAGCCCCGCGACCACCGAATTGAACCCGGCCTGCGAGACGAAATAGGTGCTGTCGTTGCCGTCGAGGAGGTCGGCGTCGAGGCCCGAACCGGCGCCGTCGTTGGCGAAGGTCAGCACCGCGTCCCAGCTGGCCGGGGCGAAGGCTCCGGCGGAGACAGGGACACGAGCCCGGTAAAGCTGGCCGCCCTGCACGACGAAGTCGCCGGCGACGTAGTCGGCAGCGGTGGAGAAGAACCTGACGCCGACGAGGTCGACAGGATTTTTCGCGGCGTCGATGACACCGAGCTGCCGGTCGGGGAACGAGGTGTAGAGTTCGCCTGCCTCGCGCGCCCCGGCGACCGGGCGCTGGCCCTTCACCGAGGACCGCAGGACCTGCATACGATTGGGTGCCGGCATCTGCCGTCTCGTCTCCTCTATCTAGAGGCCATGGAACCAGTACGCGTCAGAACGTCCCTGCGTCAATGACGTTGGACCAAGCCCCGTTGTTGCGGCCGTAGGTGACGCCGTCGGAAGGCGCGTCGGCGAGGCCGCCATGGCTGTCGACGTACTGCTTGGTGGCGATCCCCAGCGGCGCCGTCGGATCGGCCCTGACGGTCAGCAATCCGGTCGTGCGGGTCGCCCTGAGCACGTCCCAGAGGTCGGCACCGGCATCGTCGTAGGCGTGCAGGGCAAAGTCGGAGCCGCCGTTGGAGCCGAACTCGCCGGTGCTGTCCCCCAGCGCCAGCCGCCAGCGGGAGACGCCGTTGCGCGAGCCCAGCACGTAGGAAAAATTATTGTTGTTGAAGATGCTCTTGTCGAGCACCACGGCGGCGTGGTTGGCGGTGGCCTGCAGGGTGAGCACCGAATACCCGGATCGGATGCCCAAGGGGCCGCTGAGTTCACCGCCGGTCAGCGGGAGCTTGCCCGCCAAGTCGGAGACGAGATTGACGATCTCGCTCTCGGGATGGGTGTGGGCCGAGGGCGGGAACGTGGATGGTTTCCCTGCTATGTCGTCCCAGTCGGCAGCCCCTGTCTCCGGCGTCGCCGGCTGGAACCAAGTGATGAAATTATCGGCGCTGGCCTCGGGGAAGAAGGAGAAGTTGATCGAGGCGCCGGTCGCGGTGTAGGCGACGCCCGGCTCCTGAATGACGCCGTCCAGAGACACCACGAGTTCTTCGGACCGGCCGACGCTGACGATCGTCGAGGTGACTTTGGCCAGCAGGCTGAAAGACCTCGTGACGCCGTCGAAGACCAAGGGCTGCAAGGCCCACGCGGCAGGCGCGGTCGCCACGAGGGTGGAGACGGAAGCGATGATATCGATGGCGACGATCTTCCCCGCCGCCGGAGCCGCTTCCAGCGTGATCTTCGACGCGGCGTTGTCGACCACGTACTCGCCCGGCGCGGCCCCCCTGTCGATGACCTTCCTGACGCCGTCGACGTGGACGTCGACGCCGTCGGCAGGCGCCATGCGATAGGTCGAGCCGTAGATGTCGGGCGTCGTCGTCTGGAAAACCGTCTGGCCGGCAGTGGCCTGATACCACAGCGTCGCCGTCAGCGAACGCTGCGGGCTCCAGAACGGCTGCCACGACGAGCCGTCCCAGACGTAGGGCTGCTGGTCGTCGAGGTCGTAGTAGATCGAGCCGACCTCGATCGGGCCGCCTTCGAGGTTGGTGAGGGGCGGATCGCTCCAAGCCCCGAGATAGAGATCGGTCAAGCGCCCGAAGGCGTTGTCGGCACGGTTCGCCCACCAGCGGGATGACCAGTGATCGCCCGAAATGTCCTGCCAGACCAAGGAATTGCGCGGCAGCACGTCGGGCATGTGCTCGGCCCACAGCATGGAGGCCTGCGCCCACGCCTGCGCGTCCCCCTCGTAGTCCTGTGGGCTGGGCAAGGCGTCCCTGACGGCCTTGGCGCCGGCGAGAAGGGCGTTTGCCTCGGCCAGAAGGGCTTCGGCACGGGCAATCGCGTCCCCTTTGGCGTCGTCGACGCGCGTAGCGGCCTGAGCTGCCCTGTCGGCAGCCGCTTCGATCACCACGAGCAGCTCTTCGGTCAGTATCTTGGCCGAAAGGGCGTCGCTGCGGGCGTTTTCGACCTGCGCAAGGCGGTCTTCGATGATCCTGAGGACATCGGTGGCGACTTTCTCGACGAAAAGCGGCTGGATGGCGTCGATGGTGACGATTTCCGGCTTCAGCGAGCCGTCGCTGCGCCGGATGTCCAGCAGTTTCTGCTCAAGGTCGCCCAAACCCCGGAAAAGCGCGTCGAAGGTCGCGTCGAGGTCGCCGCCGTCGGGCGGCTGCGAGGGGTGGTTGCGACCCCAGTCGGCGAAAGAGACCAGCCTGCGCAAGGTCTGGAGCATTCGGGAGTTGTGCTCCGTGGATTTGGCCGGAGGGTACTTTCGGCAGCCCCTGAAGTCTACGCCTCTTGGTCGGGCAGCTCGTCTTCCTTGGACCTGAGCCTGCCAAGCTCCTGCTCAAGCTCGGTCGAGGTCATCTCGACCAGCGGTTTCTCGCTTTGGCGCTGGGGGGACTGGAGGCGTCCGATGTCGCCGATGCTCTCCAAGAGGGTTCTCGCTGCGGCAGCCCTTGCGGCAGGAGGAGCGTTGGCGTCCTCGGAGACATCGATCAGCGCATTGGTGGCGATGACCCGGATGCGATCCTTCGGTGGGGTTTCCTTGACGGGTTTCTTGGTCATTCGCGGCTAACCACTTAAAATCCCACAAATTTTAGAACTCAGGCAACCACTTAAAATCCCACAAATTTTAGAACTCAGGCAACGCTCCCGTTCGCGCCGTCGCGCGGGGTCGGGCCGGGGGCCGGGTCGCGGAACCGGGGCACAACCGGTTGGAAACCCTAATGAAATCAAAGACTTAGCCTGTCTCCTGCCTCTTGGGGCAACAACGGGGCAACGAGACACAGAGACAGAGGCTTTGTGTCTCCTTTGCGACATAGGCTAATGTCCATGTCTCCGCCACGTATTCCCGCTAACCCTTTGTTTTTGCTCGTGTTCTAGCCGTCAGTGCTACCCTTAGCGCATCCGGCGCCAGCGCCCGGTTACGCCACGCTTCCACAAGCTTGCCGCGATCAATCGGAGACAGCGGAGGCACGGGAGACACGGGAGGCAACGGTTCGCTGGCGCCGATCTTGGCAAGGCCTTGGCGCACCGCGTGTCTCCCGGCAATAGCGCTAACCGAACCTTCCGGCGCTCGCGCCATCGCCGCTCTGTGGCCACCATGCAATCGGCAATGATCGCTCCCGCGCAAGGCCGCGTTGCCGCAACGCTCGCCCGTCGCCTTGGCCACGGCCACGCATTGCCGCCGTCCGCTTTCGGGCGTGAACGTTCCGAACGGCGTGCGCTTGGCCAGCATGGCGCTTGCGTCCGGCGCCTTTGGCCCATGGCCACGCGGCAGGAGCCAATTCGGCCGGTTTTTGTTCGCGCCCATGGCCGGACGGTTTAACGCGCCAGCGCTCCGGCGCCAAGGCCGGGACGCGGGAGACACGCGGGAGACACGCGGGAGACACTACAGAAAAACCACGCATGAAGTATTCAAAGCAACGTCAAACTAATACTTAAATCCTGTTTCGCGGCTTTCGCCCGGCGCTCGCCCGCGCGGGACAATACCCAAAGCTTTGCCCTAGTGTTTCCTGCCCCATACAACCAAATCATTACTGTCTTTCAACCTGTAGCTTAACGCCTCACAGCGCCACGCGGAGGCACCCTAGGGCGCGTCGAAGGGGTGCCATGGTGGATTTCACCTCGGAACCCTAGTGCTTTTGTACGGTGCCTCTACGTGGCAGGAAATGGCATACACCAATAACGCGAGTGCTTCTGTTTTCCGCAACTAGTGATAAGCACGCGCCCATGGTCGAGGCAGGCTCGCGCCCATGGTCGAGGCGGGCTCGCGCCCGGCAGGCTCGCGCCCATGGTCGAGGCCGGCTCGCGCCCGGCAGGCTCGCGCCCATGGTCGAGGCGGGCTCGCGCCCATGGTCGAGGCAGGCTCATGCCCATATCGCCACGGGAAGGCATCCTAGACGCGCGCCAGCATGAAACCGCTATGGGGATAGCGGCCTCCCCCTGTTCGCGCGCTGGCGAGGCTGCCAGACGCCTAGAAACGAAAAAGCCGGGCGATTGCTCGCCCGGCTTTCGTCCGGATGGCCCGGCGCGCCCCGCCCTAGTCGCGGGAAAGCGCCAGAACCAAGGCGCCTAGCCCGGCTTCCGCCACGTTGGCGCTCGTACACGAGGCGACCATGTCGAAACCTTTTTGGACGTCGGCCGGAACGTCGATCACGAGACCAACCGTCTCGATGTCCAAGCGCCGGGCATAGGCCGCAGCCTTGGCCACGCCGTCGCGCCCCATGTCGCAATCGCCGTCCGAAACCACAAACATGAGTTTTCGCTTGCCCGGCGCCCGTGCGGCGAGGCGGGACGCGGCCTTGATCATCGAGCCCGTGAGCGGCGTTGTGTTGCCGTCAACGACGGCAAGCACGCCGAACGCGCCGGCATCGCCTATCGTCGCGCCCGGCGCCTTCACCTGCCGGATGCCGGATGAGCTGTCGAAAGCCAGCACTTCCGCCTTCACCCCGACTTGCTGCGCGGCTTGCGCTATGACCAAGGCAAGCACGGCGGCAGCACGCATCTTGTCGCCGGCCATGGAGCCCGACGCGTCGACAAGGACCGTGATTTCAGTCTCGTAACCGCCGGTCACGATGCGCTTGGAATAGACGCTGTCGACTTGGCCGGCGGCAATGCGGGACAGCGCGAACCGGTCAAGCCTCCCGGCGCTGCGGCCATGGTCCCAATGCTCTGCCTCTTCCGCGCGAAGCACCTTGGCGATCTGCGCGCGCAGCCTGCCGCAAGCGACCGCCCTCGCCTTGATCTGCAGCGCTATCGCCGCATAAACGTCATGCTTGCCGTCGCCTATCGTCTGCAACGGGCGGGAAGCGTTCCGGCGCGCGTCCCGTATGGCGTCCATGACCGTGACTTCCTTGTAGACGCCCATCCTGCCCTCTTTCCGGGCAAAGGCCTTGCTTTCCTTCGCAAGCTTGTCGGAGACCGGATTGAGGTCGACATCGTCAAACGCGTCGACAGGCTGCGGCCTATCAGTCGGGACGACATCAGCCTCGCCGCCGCGCGGCGCCTTGGGACCATCGCCCGCCTCGCCCTCGCCTTCGCCGGTAGCCTCGCCGGCCGGCGCCTCGACGCCCTCGCCCTCGCCCTCGCCCTCGCCCTCGACGCCCTCGCCCTCGCCCTCGCCCTCGCCCTCGCCCTCGCCCTCGCTCTCGACGC